ATGAGAGTGCAAATTCAATCAGCAATTGAAAGTAATGCCTTGAAGGCCATGTGCCTTATTGTCATTATCGTCCTAATGTGCGCTACTGCTGTTATCGGCAATGATCTCGGTAATACCTATAAGATCCTCCTGCCTGGAGTTTTCGATCGATCGAACATTGGGAGCATTGACAGTCTGGGATGGTATGGCCTCTTCAAGACAGACAGTGGTCATGTACTTGAATCGGTTGAAATAAGGACCAAATCATGCCCGGCACCCTACAGCAGCCAGCCCGGTGACACAACCGGAGTTTCGATAACTGTGGACCACCCCCTGAAGCCTCTGTTTCTAGTTCAGTGCCCTCGCGAGTTTGAACCGGGTTTGGTAACAACTCATTTCTCTGGAGACAAATGGATCAATCCTGGGCAGCTCATCATGCTGGGGGAATGCGGCCTGTCAGCGTTCGGCCAACTGACTGATGAGGGATTTCGAAGCCCAAGAGAACCTCTTGTCCTGGATTATCAAGTCAAGCTTTTCAAGTATCCTCTCTGGTATGGCCAGCGCCAAGTTCTGGTCGAACACGACAGGGCTTGCGCCGAGGACACACCCTCGATTATTTGGGCGGGTGATCTTGATCGGGACGGGCAGGTAGACCTCTTCCTGGACATACTCAACCATTATGCGGGGCGACACTACGCCTTGTACCTGTCGTGCGAAGCGGACGCAGGCGATTTGGTTAAGCTCGTCGCCGATCTGTTTATTCATGGCTGTTGAGGGAATCGAAAAAACCTGACAGCAGAATTCCGCCTTTTGATTGTTAAGTAGTGAAAGGCAGCGTCCCTCCTGTCACTCAGTGGGTCGCTGGTTCGAGTCCAGCCGGGGGAGCCAAATTTACAGCCGCCAACCATGGCGGTTTTTGTTTAACGCAAAACCCCGACGGAGCAACCGGTCGGGGTTCTGTTGTTTCTGTTTGAGTGACGCGGGGTTACCCTCTTAAGAACATCATCTATGATTCTCCGTTCCGAGACGTTCCTTCCGGGGCGAGAATCGAACTGGTCCCTTTGCGTTCGATGCCCGCGAAGATCTCCTCCTAATTCTCCGTTTCTCCATTTCCAGATTCCCGCTGGTTAACAGGCCAGTGGCCTCAGCTGAACCCGCCTCGACGATTCTCGAATACTTCCGGTATGTATCTATCGCATGCCGGGACCGACAAAAACCCCGGCAACACTTGATCAACCAGACAGCGGGATGATCGTGCATCCGCTGCGACGGAGTAGCATATGGACAATGATGATAACCTACCAACGGAACCCGAGGAGGTCGTAACAGAGATCGCTTCGATCCTAGCCAGAAGTAGTTTCAGACATCTCAAGTCGAAACGTCAGTCGGTATCATCTGAGCATTCAGTGAGCGTTGCCGATGTGGCGCAAGTCGAAGAATCTGAGCCGGTTACGGAGAATTGCCTTGATAGTTCGGGCCGCCGAAGCCATCATTCAGAAGCAACTTAACGCTTCGAAGAATGGAGGTTTGAATATGAACGCTGAGACTTACAAGGAGATCCAGGCATTAGGCAGGATGACCGTTGGCGAACTCAAGGAAAAGTACCTCGATGTGTTCGGCGAGGAAACACGTTCCTACCACAAGGAATTCCTGCGGAAACGTATCGCCTGGCGACTGCAATCCTTGTCGGAAGGCGACCTTTCCGAACGGGCGCGCTGCCGGGCCGAAGAATTAGCCAATGACGCTGACCTGAGAATCCGCACTCCGCGCGATCCATACAAGTACGGATCTGCCGAGATGCGCAGCAGGACGATAGGCGGACGGCTCGACCCCTCCCGCGATTCCCGTCTGCCTTTACCGGGCACGCTTCTCGTGCGGGAGTTCAAGGATAAGACGGTCGTGGTCAAGGTCCTTGACGAAGGCTTCGAGTACGAAGATCGCCGTTTCAGGTCACTCAGTGCTATTGCACGCGAGGTAACGGGAAACAAGTGGAATGGTTTCGTTTTCTTCGGGCTCACCAGACAGAAAGCATCTGACAACACGAACCGCGAAACCAAGAGGGCGGATCAACGAGAATGAATTCAGGAAGCAAGGCCTATACCCTATCAGAAAACTTGTGCCGGAGCGACAACGGAACCGTGCGCTGCGCGATATATACTCGTAAATCCACAGATGAAGGGCTCGACCAGGAGTTCAACAGCTTGGACGCCCAGCGGGAGTCGGCCGAATCGTTCATCAAGAGCCAACAGCATGAAGGTTGGGTTTGTCAACCCGATGCTTACAATGACGGCGGCTTCACCGGCGGCAATATGGAACGCCCGGCGCTCAATCGACTCATCTCCGACATTGAGGGAGGAGAGATCGATTGTGTGGTGGTCTACAAGGTTGATCGTCTGAGTCGCTCGCTTCTCGACTTCTCTCGTATCATGGAGCTTTTCGACAAGCACGATGTGAGTTTCGTCTCGGTCACCCAGCAGTTCAACACTACCAGTTCTATGGGACGCCTAACCCTCAACATCCTGCTGTCCTTCGCGCAGTTCGAGCGGGAGATCATCTCCGAGCGTACGCGCGACAAGATATCGGCATCGCGGAAGAAGGGCAAATGGACCGGGGGAATGCCGGTGTTGGGCTATGATGTTGACTCACAAGCTGGTCGACTTGTTGTCAACCTCGAGGAAGCGGAACGGGTTCGTGCGATTTTCGACTTGTATCTTGAGCATGAGAGACTACTCGCAGTCGTGCAGGAACTCAATCGACGTGACTGGCGTACCAAACACTGGGTCACGAAGAAAGGACATGAACGCGGGGGCAAGCCGTTTACCAAGAACAGCCTCTTCCGTCTGCTCACAAATGTCGTCTATACTGGAAAGGTGCGATACAAGGATTCGGTTTATCCCGGAGAGCATGAACAGATTATCAGTGAGGTCCGGTGGCAGCAAGTCCGGGACCTGTTGCGGAAGAATGCTCGCAACGGCGGGACGAATATGCCCAGCAAGCACGGAGCGATTCTCAGAGGACTACTCTATTGCACCCCCTGCGGTACCGCCATGATGCACACTTACACCGCCAAAAAGAACAGGCGCTACCGCTACTATGTTTGCCTGAATGCTCAACAACGAGGGTGGTCGGCGTGCCCATCGAAATCGATCAACGCCCAGGATATTGAGTCGTTCCTCGTGGAACATATTCAGGGGATTGGCTCCAACCAGGAGATCATTGCAGAGACGGTGAAGCGGGTTCGAGCAAAGACGGAAAGCCGCCTGGCGGACCTGAACCGAGAACGACGTATCCAGAAGACGCAAATTCGGCGTCTACATCTAAGACTGCGGAAGCTTATCGGGGAACCGGCGGGGATTTCAGTCGATAGCCCCGCGATTGACCAACTGGCCGATCTCCAGGACCAGATTCGTAGCGCCGAACAGCGGATGACAGAGATCGAAGAGGAGATCATCACACTGCAGAGAGAGGCAGTAGACGAAGAGGACATAGCCCAGTCTTTGTCGGCCTTCAAGCCGGTTTGGGAGTCCCTAAACTCTCGGGAGCAATCACGGATCATCAAACTACTTATCGAACGGATCGGATATGACGGCAGAGACGGCAGCGTCAAGGTGACTTTCCGGTCGCTAGGTATCAAGGCACTCTGCGAAAAGAAAGGCCAGTCCAACGGGGAGGAACTACGATGAAACATAACGACTTGACAGAAAGCGATCCCGGTTCCAATGGTCTGGACGTGACCTGGACCTTCCGACCTAAGAGCGGGAACCAGTCCAGGGTGAAACGGGCCTTAGAGCCGGATTCTGAAAGGCGGAAGGTCGAGGCCGGCAATGTGCCTCGCCTCTCAAGACTGATGGCACTGGCGATTCGGTTCGCCGGCCTGATCCGCAACAACGAGGTGAGTGACTATGCCGATCTCGCCCGCCTGGGTTACGTGACACGTGCCCGCATCACGCAAATCATGAGTCTCTTGAACCTCGCACCGGACATCCAAGAGGAAATCCTGTTTCTCCCTCGGACGACCACGGGCCGTGATCCGATTAAGGAGAGAGACGTCCGTCCCATCGCCGCCGTCCCTCACTGGCACCGCCAGCGCAAGAAGTGGGAAAAGCTGGTCTTCGATCGCTCCCGGTCTCAGCAATAGCTCGTCTAACTGTACGCCTCTCCGCTTCCCGGCACACCCGTCATTTCGTCGAACGGCTACCCGTAACCCCTCAATTCACAATGGATTACGCGATCACCTATCTCCCAATGTGTTTTGTCGGAAAAACGTGTTGACAAGACTTCTGGTGTTTAGTATAAAGTCCACAAAATACATGGCGCCAGTTGGCGTATCGATGTGAAGGAGAAACAGTATTGGCGAATAGTAGTACACACGCCGCAGCTGGAGCACTTGCCGGGCTGGCCGTGTACGGCTTGGTAAAGCGGTTCCAGAATGAGGAATGGACTCTGGGAGGAGCAACCGCCGCATTGGGATTTGGAGCTGCTATCGGGATCAGCGCCGACGTCCTTGAACCAGCTTTGTCCCCTAATCACCGAGGTCCTTTTCATAGCGTCGCTCTGCTGATGGGGATTGCGTACGCAAACAACAGAGCCCTGGAGTCGACGCAGATGACTCCTAAGCAGAAGATGGCGACGGTAGTGGCATCGGCGGCCTATGTCAGCCACTTGATCCTTGACGCGGCAACGCCCATGGGATTGCCCTTGCTTGGCATTGGAAGCTAATCAAACGGAGAGTGCGGTCATGGCAGGAAACAAGAAATTTGGCGATCATCTCCGAGAACTTCGAGAAGCGAAGCTCAAAACAGACTCGACTTTCACATTGAGGAAGTTCGCCGATGCCGTTGGCATCAGTCCGACGTTTCTGAGCAAGGTTGAGCGCGGTGAGTTCGACCCGCCGAGGCCGGAGAAGATCAAGAAAATGGCTGAACTCCTCGGTGTGGACGCGGACGAATTACTCGCACTTGCGGGGCGGGTTGATCCTGAGCTGAGCGAGATTATCCGCAGGAGACCCTCCGTGCTACCGGATTTGCTCAGAAGTACGCAGGTAATGTCCGACAAACAGCTTCGCGAGCTTGCGAAGCAGGCACAGAAGAAGAAAAAGAAGTAGTACGTGAGGCGGTAATGACTAGGGTCAGGTTTTTGCCCATAGACAAAATCGAAGGTGCAAGCCTGCGCCTGCTTGGCGAGTATGGCCAGGAATACGGTGTCGTTGAGAGGCCGCCCATCCCGGTCGAGGAAATCCTTGAAGCACACCTGGAACTTAGCCTGGGTTTTGACGATCTGGCCAAGCAGCTCGGCCTCTCGGATGTGCTTGGCGCTACGTGGGTCCAGGACCGACGTGTGCTAATTGACCAGTCACTCGATCCCACTGACAATCCGACAAAAGAGGGACGCTACCGCTTTACGGTCGCACATGAAGTTGGACATTGGGAGTTGCACCGGCACCTTTTCATGGAAAACCAAGACCAGACTTCGTTATTTGGCAAACGAGAAGAACCGTCAGTTGTGTGTCGGACCTGCTCTCGCAAGGAACCGATTGAGTGGCAGGCAGACACGTTCGCCGGTTTCCTGTTAATGCCAAAGGACATGGTGTTCCAGGCATGGGAGTCACAGTTTGGCAGCAGGACTCCTTATGTCGCAGAGGAAGAGATGGCTGACCTTTCGGCGAAGTGGGGATTGGCGGAGGATGAACGCCCGACAGTAGAAATCGCGCGTGAGCTCGCCCGCGAATTCAACCTTTCCGGGCAGGCTATGCAAATACGTTTGATCGGGCTCGAGCTGATTAAAACCGAGCAGCCGGGGCCTAGTCTCTTTACCACTTAACCTCAACGGTTATAGGAGGACATTGTCATGTCAGAAAGCAGATCACACAAACAGGGCAAAGGAAAGGCCGCGCGAAAGGAAGTGCCGATCTCCGGTGGGCGCAGACTTGATGCGATTCGTGGGAACACCGCCATCGAAGTCGAACGCGGAGGTACTCCGACAAAGATTGATAAGGCACTGTCTCGATTGGCGACGCAGACTAACAAACAGAAGATATTGCGAGTCCCGCAACCGGATATGGATCTGGCAGTGGAACGCGCCCGGCGGAAGAACATGAACGTCACCGTAACGAATCTGGCAAAGACCAAGCGGCGGCGGTCATAAGTTGGTTTCTCTTTTTTGGCCTAGACGTTTAGTGTTTAGGCCATTGATTACAGCTAGCAGAGGAGAATGAAACGATGGCTCAACAGTTCAATCCCGAGCTGGTTTTGCGACAGAGTAGTAGTCCGCCGGTTGCCAGTGGCCGAAAGCAAAGGCGTTGTAGTGGCATCGCTCGGCGATGAGGCAGCAGTGAAGCGGCTCTACATCCGTGACGAGATAATCGCACCAAGGCCGGGGATTCCAGATCACGGACCGATCCCGCATGGACCCGACGACGGACATCGAGTCCCTAGGAAGATCGTCGCAGTGAGGCGACAAATGTGATTGAGGCAGGACGAAGATGATCAAGACAAACGATGGTCTCACCATAACCCATTTCGAGTCTGGTGTCAGAGAGTGTTCGGACCATCGCGCGGCAGCGAAATGGGCTTGGAAGCGCCTGAAGGATCTAGCAGCGGTCTTCTGCGAGTATCACTGCATAGGGTTCTCGTGCAGCGAGTTCCGCGATTGCGTCAAGTTATCCCTGTTTCAACAAAGGACTGCCTCTAAGCGAAAGAGGGAGAAGCGATGGAACGACGTACAAAGAGATCTACACGAGGCACTGGCGCATCTACCTGAGTTGAACACCCTGATCGGCGCCTGTCCAGCGTGCGCCATCGTGGAGGCTCTCTCGTCTTACCCTCGTGTTGCCGAGTATTCACCAGTACTGCCTGCAACAATTGTAGAGAGGCATGTGATTTCCTACCCTAATCGTAAGGATATCGACAGTGATCAGGTTTTGTCCGTACCGTGTGTTATCATCAGGCCCGATATTACTCTTTTTGGGGATGAGACCGAAGAGAGGCTTCGTGAGTCAGCTCTTCTCACTCTCGATGTATCAGACTTGCCTGCCATACCACCCAATGAGTATGACGAGATCAGGAAGAAGCTCATTCCCGGTCAGAAGGTCGTGAAGCGCCTGGATGAACTCCGCAAGAGACACAAGACAGCACTCGGTAAGGCGGAGGCACATGGAGATCGACCTACTTGCAAACCGGCCAGGAGGAAACGCATGAAGCGTGCCCCACGCACCGCTATCATTGACGCTATTAAGAAGGCACTAAGAGAGCACCTCCGGGCAGCGCGCGATTATGCTTACAGTTCGCGCGATCACGGGACTGGTCCCGCCCTGCTGCCTCGACCAACCCAGAAGCAACTTGCAGCTCAATTGGGTGTCAGCGTGTCTTCCATATCCAGAGCGATTAACGATCCTTCCGACACGGAGATCCGCATTCTCTGGGAAGCAGCCAACGATCTTGAACAAGTCATGAGCTTCAAGGGATAACCTTCCACATTGCAGTTTGCATGGTTTCCTGCAACTGCAATTCCCACATTCACACGCCGTAGTTCTTTTCGCTGACGAGGTTACGGACACCTCCACACCCCCTGCAATCATTTCCTGCAATTGCTCCGAAGGGCAGCGAGCTGGCGCACAGTGCGTCGCTCTTGTGACCACCCTCATATCGAAGGAGTGACATGCAGGAGACCAGACGTAACGCTACGAAGTCTTCCCTCTCGCAACCGAAGATGGAGTTCATAGAGATGATGCAACACATCAATTTCGGTCGCATCGAAGGGATCGTCATCCGGAACGGCGAGTTGGTTCTTGATCCGCGGCCGCGGGTGGTCCGGGAGATTAAGTTCTGCGCGGAAAACGGTCCGCGACCAGAGGCCACCAAACAGGACTTTCTGCTCAAGGCTCAAGTACGCGACTTCTTCACGCAAGTTGGAGCATTGGGTAACGGAGTAATCCACTCTCTTGAAGTCAAGCGCGGCCTTCCTTTCAAGATGATCGTTGAGGAGAACACTGCCTGAGAGCGGGGATCGGCTCCCCAATCGTAAACAAAGCTTTTCGCTACCTGACAACTAACCGGCCACGAAGTGGAGGCGTTGTGGGTGCCGCAGATGCGGTGAGCCTGCAACGCCTCTTCTCATAGTAGCCACATCTTCCGTCGGCACCCACGCCCCCTCGGCCACGAGGAGGTCCAGATGGGTTTCGACAATCACCCCGAAGCAGTCGACGAGTATGCCGTTCGACTCATCAAGTACAAGGCGAGGCAATTAGTTGGACGGGTTGGATTCACAGAGTCCGACCGCGAGGACCTGGAGCAGGAAATGCTGCTGGACCTGCTTCGCCGACTGCCCAAATTCAATCCCAAGCGTGCACAGCGCAATACCTTCATCGCCCGTGTGGTAGAACACAAGATCGCCACCATTATCGAATCACAGAAAGCCGGCATGCGGGACTATCGCCGCTGCCGGTGCTCCCTGAACGACCGGTTCGATGACGAAGAAGGCGGCTCTGTGGAACGCATGGAGACCATCGACCAGGAAGATTACCTGCGCCGCACCGGTAAGCTCGCACGACCCGCGTGGGAGTTGCGAGATCTTTCCCTTGACGTGCAGAAAACAATTGAGAAACTGCCGCCCGAGCTGCGTGAGCTGTGCAAGCGTCTCGATACCGACACCGTCACGGAGATTTCCCGCGACACCGGAACTCCGCGGGGCACGATCTACGAATCCATCAAGAAGCTGCGCGCGATCTTTGAGGACGCCGGACTGAGGGACTACCTCTGACCGTCCGACGGTCCAGGGTCGCTTCCGGTAGGTATTGACCGGGTCGGATGCCAGCGAGGCGTTTGAGAAGCCCCAACGACATCCGGCCCGGGCGCGCCCTCCAACGGACCGCACTAAACGGAATGGAGGCATAGATCATGAAGCGAGAACTCTACCGATACAACTTCGATTCCAAGGTCCCGATCCAGGACGTCGAGGAATCCCTGCTACTGGCGGTACTTGCCGCCGAAAGCCTGCACGGTCGCTCCCTGATGCGCCTTGATGCGTCCTTCTGCCTGGACTCGAAAAAGCGCTCCTGCGTGGTGGACGCGGCGACCGATGTCGGACGCGCTATCGCCAGGATTTTCACCGGGTTCCTCTCCCGTGAGTTCGGTGAAGAGGCATTCAAGGTCGAACGGATCGGAGAGGGTCGTGCGGTCGGTGCCGGGGGATGGACAGAAGAAGAAGCCCGTGCCTGCGAGTAAGTAAACTCCTTAGATGGAGGAGTAGAGCTTGCCGTATGAAAGCGATGAGTATCTCGGTAAACCTCGCGGTACTAACGAGATCGACCTTGCGCAGTTCGACGACGATTTCGCGTAAGCTGAAGTCGAAGATCGGGAGTTCGAACCGATTCCCGACGGCAAGTACCAGGTGAACGTCGAGCGAGTGGAACTGACCCGGGCGCAGACCTCGGGCAATCCAATGCTCAAGTGGACACTGCGCATTCTTGCGCCACGGTTCCGGGGAAGGCTCCTGTGGCGCAACAACGTGATGGCCACCCGCGAGAACATCAAGTGGCTCAAGACGGACCTGCACACCTGCGGGCTCGATCTCGAAAAGCTCTCCGAGCTTCCCGACAACCTGGACAAGTTGCTCAACGTCAAGATCGAGGTGACCAAGCGCACCCGGGGCGAAAACGAAAACGTCTACTTCAACCGGCGCATCGTGCTTGAAGACAGCGGGGACGAATACGATACGGCGGCTAAAGATGCTCTCGCGCCGTTCTGACGAGGACCGGATCACCGTCGTCGTCGACACGCGGGAACAGGAGCCTTACGCCTTCGATCCCCAATGCGTGGCGGTCATCCGCCAGGCTCTCCCCGCCGGGGACTATTCCATCGAGGGACGCGAGGACTCGGTGGCGGTGGAGCGCAAGACCCTCGAGGACTTCGTTTCCACCGTCATCCGTTCCCGGAAACGGTTCAAGAAGGAGCTTCAGCGTCTTGCCGGGTATGAGGCCGCATGCATTGTGGTTGAGGCCAACCTCAGCGACATCCTCGGCGGACGTTACCGTTCTGGTGCGCACCCCAACGCCGTTCTCGGAACCGTTCTTTCCATCGTCGTCGACTTCGACATTCCGGTCTTCTTCTGCTCCGACCGGCAGGCTGCCTGTCGGTTTATGGAGGGCTATTTGATAGGATGTCAGCGGAGCAGACACCTCTCGTCAGCCGCGGCTAATTGCCTCTCGAAAAAAGAGCCCAGTTAAGTGCAATCACTGAGTATTGTATTAGGGTGAAGGCAGATACTTAAATGAGGAGTGATGAATCACAGGTATGCCGTCGTAAGGTGGAATTCTAACACCGACTGTCTCCGATTGGCTAGGGCGCATGCGAACGCCTGACCCAAAGGCATTTCAATAGACCTGTTATACTGATCCGCACGAACCTACACCACGGCCGGCTTAGCGGGATGGTCAGCACGACCGGTAGATTGCTACGTAGCAACAACCTCCTTGACGATCGAACCGGAACCGTTTACCTGCTATTACTCACAAATGACCAGCTTCAGCTCGCCTACCGAGCCTCCTTGAACACTTGCCACAGCCCGTGAACACTGCAACCTTGCGAACCCTCGCGATGCAGGGGCGGCCATGATCTTCTGAGGGCCTATCGATTGCTGGGTCCACTTACTCGTCACGTGGGCCTGCGTAGCATGTCATCGATGTGTCCACGCTTCCTCAAGCACGCCTCGCCCAGGCCTGCACAAAGTCAAGACGAGTATCTCGTTGGTAAGTATTGTGGGCACGTTTTAGCGACCATCTGGGCATCTCGATAACCTGGAACCCGCCCTGCTTCAAAACCTCCTCCAGTTGGCCTGGTGTTTCGTACCCTTGAATGAACCGGAGATCTGGATCGAATCCCGTTCCCCGACCTAGCTGTGCATCCACGAGCAATACTCCTCTCGGCACCAGAACCCTGTGAAAGCCACGTAGAACGTCCAAAGCTGAATCTTTGGCCAACGGGATATGCTGAAATGCTGTGACGCACAGAACGCCCTGAAACCTCCCATCCCATTCATTCGGCAAGTTACGGATGTCTCGCATACGTAATTCTACATCCCCTTTCTCAATCGATTCTGCACATCGCTCGTTCGCCAACTCAAGCATTTCCTCAGCTAGGTCTATGCCAACTACTGAGCAACCGCGCCGAGCCATTTCGAAGAGATAGTCACCTGCACCACAACCAGCATCGAGAATCGTCGGCCTCTTCACTGATGGAATCAGAGACAACGTCTTGTCTATGTAAGAGTCCAGGACTCGCTGACGCCTTGAGTCCCCTGCACGCCTGACGTGCACTTCAAAGAAATCGGAAGCAGACTGACCATATGCTTGGCGCGTCAGCGCGACTTCAAGCTCAGCGCGACCTCCCGCTGCCTCAACCGCCTTCTTGGTGCAGTAGAGGTTGGCCCACTTGGAAGTGAGTTTCGGTTCACCGTATGTGTTGGTGAACTCCTCCTTCTCAAGTGCGTAGTCAACGCGAAATCCACTCTCGACTGCCAGTTCTCGTAGCCGATCAGTTGACTCGATGTATGCATAGAACCGACCGTCACGTGCAATAACCCGTGAATCCCGTATGGGTGTACTGAGGAACAACTTTCCGCCATCCTTGACTAGGTCCTTTAGCCACAGCAGCACCGTTTTCTGTACGTTTTGTGGAACGTGTGCAAGGGTACCACTGCACCAGATGGCATCGTATTTAGGCGACGCCGGCACGTGACTTCGCGAGGTTTCATTTAGGATGTCTACATTAAAACACTCGAAGCTAGCCCCAGAAGCAGCTCGTACTCGATCACGCGCAATCGACAGCAGAGGAGAAGAACCATCGAGAAGATCCACTCGATGACCATCGCGGACCATCTCAGCCGCGTATTGTCCCACACCACAACCGACATCCAGTATGCATCCAGCGGAAGGCAATAGGCTCATGAAGAGTGCGAGAGTAGTCCGATCTGCCCTGTCTTCCCAGACGTGCTTGTACCTTCGCACAAACGATGCCCTCTGATATACGTCCAGAGTCTTGCGCGCCACGGTCATTGTGCCATTGGTGCCAAGCCGCTCCTCGACGTATAATCCTGGGCGCAACCTATCTAAGAGGAGGCGCTGCAGGGAGTACTCAGAGATCTGAATGGCAGGACTCAGTCCGTCACTCGCAACGACTTCACGTATGGCTCTCGCAATCCTGTGTTCGGACAGAACTGCTTCAATGGAGTTGTCTGCGAGACGTGTTGGAGGGTGGGGCGTAACGGCCTGCCGGCAACTGCTAATCAGTTTCTCATGCAGATCTGGGTGATCATGCACAAGCGCAGAGGCAAGCATGCCTGGATGGGTTAGGTCAAAGAGCTCTGGTGCAACGAGCCATCGATCAAACAGTAGGGTTAGATCCTCGATCAGATGCTGTCGCGCGATGAGCACCTTTTCGGCCGGCGCATCGTTCCACAAACAGGCACATAGGTTCGCATCCCTCAGCGTACGAAGCAGCAATGCAGCTATACCCAGGTCTGGATGGGGATTCCCGTCATCTGAGAGGAACGCACTGGGGCTCGCATGTATGGGCTGGAGCGCGTCCTTGTGAGCACATCGAATCGCCTTCGACCAAGTCGATAGGTAATCTTCAACTATGAACTCGATTGCCTTTCGCACGCGATCTAGGAGATTCGCTGGCATTGTCTGATGCAAAAGAGGAGCTGCCGTTAGCAACGAGTAGGCCTCCATCCTGACGAATTGCCCGTACGGAATCGTGAGCGGGAACAGAGACAAACGACCTCTTGGTAGTTGGGAAGGTTCCGGTCGTGAATACTGGCCGGTTAATGCCCTGTCAAGCAGTGCCGAGCGCATCCCCTCCCATGCGTCGCACACGTGAGAGCGCTGCTCAGGCGTGAAACAACCTTCCCAAAGTGCGGTCTCAATAGCCCGGGTTACATGCCACGCACACAGGTATAGCAGCAGAGGGTTTCGATCCAGATGCAAAGCGGTGGGCCTGCCACCGGGCGCCTCCAGGAACAGCGCTGCGACGCTAGTCTGAAACAACTCGCGGAGTTCCGGAACATCATGGCCGACCTGGCCTAGAACGGTTCCAATGAGCCATCCAACCAGGGCCGTATGGCGCGGGTGAGGCTCCACGGCATAGCCGTTGCGTGAAAGGCTGAGGGTCCCGAAACCCCGGGGAGTATGTCGTTCTCGGAGGTATTGGAAGGCTCTGGATCCTTGCATTTGATAGAGACGCTCAGGTCCTAGAAGCCTGCTAAGGATCTCCAGATTAAAGATTGTCGTTTCAAATCCGCCCTCGTGATCCATCACTGGGTTCGGTACGATATGAGGTACGTCCTGCCATACTGCGTTCATCCAGCCCGGAGTTGAACGACCCCAGCTCCCCCGAGGGAGTTGGTCAAACATCAGCCACATATAAACGAAGCGCTGGAACGCCTCAAGGCGACGGTAATACTGCTCATCCTGGAGTGGGTAGCCAGGTAGATTATCCACACTGAAGCCTTCTCCTCTATGAGATGCGCTGAAAAGGCTTATCGTTCCAGATTGCTTGGGCAGTTTACGCTGTCCGAGATCGAAGTACGAATAGTCAGTTTCGCCAGCGAGTCCCTTGACTGTCTCGGTCACTGTGACAGCACCTGGGCTCGCAGTTGGCTCTATCCTGGCAGCTAAGACCAAGGCCCCTCCTTCCGGCACATGGCAGTCGCGGAGGGAGTCAGGTCTCCACGTCAAGGGGCCCGAGGCGAGACCCATTCGTACTGAGGGCGGCCGACAGATACCCAATTGGCGCCAATCGTGCTGCCGCAATCGGTCTCGAATAGTGAGAGCGTAGTCTAGTGCCTGGGATGCAGACTCAAACACGGCAACTAGGGCATCTCCCCAACTGTTCTTGTATCGTTCGCCCGAAGGCAATGCGCCGCATTCCTGCAAGACGTCGTCTATCCGCTTCAAAGTGGCTTGCTCACTCCCCACAAGGTCTGCAAGGAGAATTGTAGCGTCCTCCATAGATCACTCCAAGTCCATAGGTCTGTGGTCAGCAACCTCCGTCCACCTCCAGCCTCAACTGTAGGGTTGGCTGAAGGCGTTAGTCAGGTTTCTCCTATCCTCACGAGACGTGGTCCCGGTTTGTTGGACAGTCTTGCGGCTGATTTAAGGTGGATTCTCTTTGTTCCATTAATACACAAAACGCTTTGCCTGGTTAACTCTCATTCACCGTGTTCATTCGGCGCCCATTCTGGAGCCCGATAACCACTACATTGATCCGAATGAGACGCAGAACCCACATTTCCCGCTGACACAACATGCCGTTCGACAACGCTTCAGAAGCAAGCCAACGCATGCACACTCAGACACTTTCGTTCCATCCCCCAATTCACCATGGGGTCTTACGCGAATCGGCACAAAACTCCTCCTCCAATTCCCGTGCCACATTCTCTCAGAACAATATAACTTCTCGAGTCCCTCAAAGTCAAAGCCAATTCCAATTCTCCCAACCGACTAGCCTTCCGACAGTCCGCAAATCATTCCGGTATGTGAACACTGAAGGATGGGCACGGAGTCGCGCTGTGCTGTGCGATTTGCTGAGAGGCGGTTATTTGAAGCACGCTCAAACGACAATTCGGGGACGGATCAATGCAGTCTTCTATGCGGGCCCACGGTTCTCAGCGGGTCGGCTGGTAACACCTTCTGGTGACGAGATTCAATTCGCTGGCAGGCTCTACGCCCGCGAGCAGGACCAGGTCGTACTAAACGGACGTTGGTCCACGCATCCCAAGTACGGTCGCCAGTTCGATGTCAAGGCCATGGAGTATGACCTCGAACTGGATACCGACGGCCTGGCAAACTACCTGGCCAATCACCCGGAAATAAGGAGCATCGGACCGGTCAAGGCGCGCCTTATCGCCGAACACTTCGGGCACGACTTCGACCGGATAATCACCGATGAGCCGGAACGAATCGCCGAGGCTGCAAAGTTGCCGGCCCAAGCCGTACAGAATCTCCGAGCGGAATGGCTCAAGACGCGGCGGACGAACAAGGCAATCACATGGCCGGCCGCTTACGGGCTCACACATCACCAGGTGACGACGCTGGTCAAGAAGTTCGGCAATGACGCACTGAGTCTGCTCAAGACCGACCCATACATCATCGTCCGCGAGGTGCGCGGTTTCGGGTTTAAACGGGTTGACAAGATTGCCCGCAAGATGGGAACGGCTAAGGATGACCCGGCCCGCATCCGCGCCGGCATCATCCATTGCGTGTCGACGGCGCTGGAGCAAGGCGATTGCTGGATCGAGTTCGAGGAGCTGATCGATCAGGCCAACACGTTGCTTGTCATGGACGTCCTTGACCGCCGCGACCGGATCGAAGAAGCATTGAGTAAGCTCATCGATGAAGACACTCTTTCTTGCTCCGCACACGATGGACGATTCTTTGTCGCCAGACCGGACATCCGCAGGATGGAGGAGAACTTGGCGGCTCTGTTTCGGCAGGCTCCTCGACCTAATCCTCATTTCAGCAACACCTACGATCTCGAATCCCTGGTGCAGAAGACTGCTCCCCAACTGAACAACGGTCAGCGGGAAGCAGCGCTCACAGTGTTGCGACACTCAATCTCCCTCGTTTCCGGCGGTGCCGGCAGCGGCAAGACCTTCACCGTTTCAGCCGTAACGAACATATTCGAGGAACACGAGCTTCGAGTGGTCCTGGCAGCCCCGACAGGAAAGGCGGCCAAGCGACTTGAACAGGTCGTCGGATATTCCGCGAGCACCATCCACCGACTCCTGGGATTCAACGGCAAGACGTACGCGCGAGGTCCCGAAGACCCTATCGACGCCGATGTCATTATCGTTGACGAGGTCTCCATGGTGGACATCCCCTTGGCTTGGCGTCTGTTCCAAGCGATCAATCTGGACAAAACCGCTGTCGTCCTGGTCGGCGACCACAACCAGCTCCCTCCGATAGGCCCCGGCAACCTGCTGCGGGACCTCGTCCAATCGCGAGTTGCGCCGGCGGTCATTCTCGACAAAGTTGTCAGGCAAGCCGGCGTACTCAAGGAAAACAGCATCGCGATTCTGAATGGCGAGGTGCGAAAGACCAGCGAGCCAGAAGGCCCGGGCCGCCGGGCGTGGTACGTGGTGGATCAGTTCACAGACCAGACGGACGCGCAACGCTTCCTCCTCGAGCTGTTCGAAAATGTACTTAATGAACGGCTGAGTTACGACCTTCGAGAAGACGTCCAGGTATTGACACCGACCCACAAAGGACCGCTCGGGACCAAAACGCTCAACACAGAACTTCAGCGATTGATCCAAAAGAAGCTCTGGGACATTGAAGCACCGGTTCCGAAACCGGGCCGAAGACCGAAGTTCCTGCTCCACGACAAGGTGATCCAAACCCGGAACAATTACGATCTCGGCGTGATGAACGGCGCGATGGGTAATGTGATCCGTATAGACCGCGACGGTTCAATTGCCATCGAATTCGATGGCGTGCCGGTAGATATCGAATCGGGCTCGCCGAACATGCAGGACTTGCAGTTGGCTTACGCGCTCACGATACACAAGGCCCAGGGCTCAGAGTTTCCCTGCGCCGTGGTGATGATCCACAAGGCCCATGCCTTCATGCACCACCGCAACCTGCTTTACACCGGTGTCACCCGGGCCAAGAAGACCGCCGTGGTCATTGGCGATCAATGGGGTATACAGAACTGTGCCAGAAAGCGGAAACAGGATGAACGAAAGACGTTCCTCTCGCTGCTCCTCGAACCGGCTGGAGCGAGATGGTAGACCGCGCACAGTATTCGATCTTTCCCCATGAGATCACATACTCATAAACTCAACTTCCTGCCTGAGGAACATGCGACACTGCACACCGAAAACCCCAATCACGGTTCCAAGTCTCAGGGTCTGCCCGCGCATAGAGGGTGGGGCATAAAGCCGCCTCGCGCCTGTAGTCCCACGACCCACTACGCAACACACGCTTTGTCTCTTGGGTAGGTCCGGCACGGTCGGAATCAGACGAGTAATGGTAAGAATTCATAGCACACCATTCCCGGACATTACCTTCTATATCGTGGCACCCGCAGGGGCTAACGCCGCTAGGATACTGATCAACTGGGGTCGTGCCCCGCAACGACAAGTTGCATCGGGTTCTATCCTCTTGATTTCCCCATGGGTAGTGTCGACCATCGGTGCCATGAGCAGCCTTCTCCCACTGTGCCTCGGTCGGAAGGCTCTTGCCTGCCCACTTGCAGAATGCGACAGCATCATGCCAGCTCACATTGACGACCGGATGATTTTCCTTGCCTGGGATGGACGCTTTTCGCCAGTCCCCTTGTGCTTGATAACCTGACTCGCTCACAAACCGCTGAAACTGGGCATTGGTTACTGGATACTTATCAATCCAGTAATCATCCAAATGTACCTGTCGCTTATTGGATGCTTGGAAGTCTATCAAGAACTCTCCTGCTGAAACAAAGATCATAGGGAAATCAATGGTCTCTAAGGGTAACAGGATGCGCTCGTCCATCGCAGCATTGAATCGCCCCAGACTGCCATTAAGCAGGCGCAGGATGGGTCCCAGTGGGTCTAAAAGATGGTCGAGCACTTCTCTATCCGCTGCCCGTGTTAGTCCTATAACGGCTGCCAGCGCGATGGGCGGCTGTCCCTCGGCACGTACTTTCTGAACCAGATATTCAGTCGCGCCCCATCGGGCTATTTCGGCAAGGGCATCGGCAGCCTCTTGGCAGCGCTGTGAATCCTCCTCCATTAAGTGCGTTAGCTCAGCGATAATCTTGCCAGCAACCCTCTCAAAGGGCTCTGTATGCACAGGGCGGGCATCGGCAAGGGCAGCAGCCCCCAGCAGGACGTCGTGCCTTTTCAACCTCTCAAGGAGTTGAGTGGCATCGCCCAGAAGCCCCACGAACAACAAGATAACCTCACGCCACCAGGGGTCATTCAAATGTGTGAGAAGCGACTCAGCATCTCCCTTCTCGTTGAAGGCAGCGGCCGTGAAAAACTCCTGAAAAGTCAGATGGGCGAAGTCGTAGGAGGTTCGGGACTTCTGCCTAAGCAAGCCGCTGCGCCCCATAATCTCCTTGAGGAACTCCCTTTTGTGCGTGCCGGGATAACCAAGGCTGGGCAGCACCTCTGCAAGGGCAGTCAGGAGCGCCTCTTCGGTGAAGATGCGAACACCTTTTTCGTGGAAGTGGGTGGCAACAGACTGAAGCGTACTCCTCTTCTTCTCTGGGGGAAAACGCGCCTCGGTATCCAGTCCCTTCAGACGTTCTAATTCCTTCAGCAGGACTTGCGCGCACTCCTCGTATAGTTCCACACGCCTCTCGGGCAGGGTGAGTTTATTCTCGTAGAGCAGGGCTATGATGGATAGGAGAAGAGGATTACTCGTCAGCACCCGCATCCGAGGGCTGCGCCCCAGACAGCGCAACAGTCCGTCCACTCTGGTTTCCTGCTCCTCGGGTGGGCTATCGGCGAACCAGTTCCTAGTAAAGAGTGCCACCTGCTTCTCGTTTAACTCCTGCACCTCTAACTGAAGAAAGCCCTGAAGCAAACCCCGAAAACTGGCAATCCTACAGGTCACGATAATCTGGTTGCGGTGATAGGCAAGGGCGAAGCGGTTGATTTCCTTTGCGACCCGGCGATAGGCCGCTTCGTCCACCACTTCGTCCAGAGCATCCAAGAGGATAAGGCACTCTCCCCTATCCAACTTTCGCTGGAGAAACCGCTGGGGACGAGCGAACCCCGCTTCCAGTAGCGTCCTTGTTAGGTGCACTTCTAGGAGTTCATCACTCTCGGCTAGGTCATTCAGAGTCAGATGCAATGGCAGCGGATAGCGTGTCGAACGCTCTCGAAGCCACTTCAGCACTGCCAGAGGGGGCTGAATCCAGAAGGGATAGAACGCCATTATCAGGGGGACCGCCATCGCCCCGACGGCCAATAACGGCACAAGCCCTGCCAAAGAGTAATACATTAACAGCCCAATGCTCAGCGCCGTGAGAATTCTTGAGGCCCTGAGGAAAATAAGCAGCGGCATGACGAGCAGAACGAGTCCTAACAGCACCGCGAACAGTGGATGCGGAGAATGGAACAGCCCCCAGATCCAGAAACCCAGGGCAACAGGACCACACAACTCAACGACGCAACCGACATTTACTATGGCTAAACGCCCGTGAATGCGATCTGCCAAACGGGGGAGCCAGTTGAACACTCTCTCACGGGCGTACTCACTTAAGGCAGGGTCTCGCCTAGCGACGCGTAGGGCGAGATATTTTAGCAGCGTCGTCTTGCCGCCGCCTGGCTCACCGAGCACTGCCAAACGACGGTGCAGCCGAAGCGCCTCAGGCACCTCCACTGTGCCTGAGCGCTGGCAAGGCAATTTCCCCGACACAGTCTGCATGGGTTCATCTGGTTGAAGTTGCCGTGGCACGTATTCTCCAACCCTCAAGGCGATGTAGATTCTCTCAAGATCAAGGGGTTTCGCTCGTCTAAGAAAAGTAAAATACTTGTGCTCTTCAATGAGTTGCTCAAGGTAGTTGCGCAGCGCCCTCCTTTCGTTTCTGCGCTCTCGGATTAGCGGTTCTGGCTCGGAGGGGTGCGGGGGCTCGGGTTCCTTTTGATGGATCTGGTGTACACTAAGAATAATGAAGAGGACAACAAGCACGCCCAAAATGGGCCACGATAGCCACAGGTAAGGCTGAAGCCAAGTTGGCATCTGACCTGTGGCGACGTTGGTCATGGCCCCAACAGCCACAGTCAGAATCGCAAGCAGCAACACGTAAAACTGAGAACGAGTCAGCCTCATGTGGAGTTACTCCGCTAACCTTTAGGTATGGAGACGCCCGTTATTCGATTCAGGAAGTCTCGGAGTCTTCCCAGATCGTCCATCCGGCCAACTTCTGTTTCATTACAGCACCGCCATGACGGTGTTGTTGGGTTCGCCTTCGCCGGTCCGCCGTGGCGGATTGACAGCGATGACGCGGTATTCCCATTCCTTGCCGCGTTCCTGATCGGAGAGGGTGGTTTCGCTTTCGATGGCCATGCCGGCGTCACGCCAGGGGCGTTCGCGGCACTGGAAAGAATGTCCGTGGCTTTGTCTTGGTATTGAGCCACTATACTCTTTTCCGTACGCAACGATGTTCTCGAACCGGCCTTCCAGTGGCTCTTGCTTCTCTTCGTGCATCAGCCAGGGAATTACATGGACCGAGCCATTGACCATTTTTCTTACCCAGGGGATTTGGGTGACAGCCTTGTCCGTGGTTGCAGTTACCACAACTTCCCTGATGAATAACTGCTTTGTTTTCTGCAGTCCAGTTTTCATAGATATAGAAACTCATAGTCTCTTCCCTTAATCTCCATACCAAAATATATGATAACACTTCAGAGCACGAGATCAAACACAATATCCGATCCCCGTCAAAACTCGTTTCGGTTCGGTAAGTATGAATCAGCGTGGAAATCAGTGAAGGCGGAGCCGAAATGGCATCGGAGCAGCCCAACAACGTGAAGGACTATTACCGGCGGATTACCGAGGTGGATATCGGCGGAATCGCCAGGGAACTGCTCGGCGCTCGCGTCCTGCATGAATCCGACCGTCTGCTCCAATGCGATTGCCCGAACCACAAGAGCCAGTCTCACCGGTCGCTTCATGTCATGCTGGACAAGCAGGGATGGTACTGTTTCGGCTGCGGCGTGGGCGGCGATGTGCTGCATTTGGTGGAGTTCATCCATTCTGGTGTCGTAACGCGGGGTCAATCCGGTCCCATGCCGGAGAGTCACCAAGGTGCCCGCGATTTCCTGGCCGCCAAGGCGGGTCTTCCCTCGTTATCCAGCTATGGGTTGTCTCCGGAGCAAATGGCGGAAGCTGAAGCTGCTCGGAGTCTGGAGCTGCGTGTCCAAGCTGCACTGACTGAACTTGCTTCGTTCTATCACCAACGGCTCAAGGAAGCACCCGAAGTGTTCCAATGGCTTCATTCTCAGTACGGGATCACGGATGAGACCATTGAAAACATGCTTATCGGCTATGCGGATAACAATGGGGATACGGAAAGCCGTGTAGGTGTCATCGCCACACTGACCAATAAGAAACACGGCTTCAGCTTGCGGGAGCTATCCGCGACTGGAGCGTTCCGCCCGACCGGCCAGGACGGCCTTTTCCCATTCTTTGAAAAACGGATCGTTTTCCCTTATTGGAGCCGCGGTCGCGTGGTCTTCATGATCGGCCGCAAAACGCCGTGGACTCCGGACCGGAACTGGGAGCATGGCAAATACAAGAAGCTCCCGGTCCACAACGACAGTTCGAACAAGCACATCGCCCCCTGTATCAACAACGGCTATCTATTCAACGAGGATTGTCTGCTGGCAAATCCTGAGCGGTTGATCATCACCGAGGGCGTCACCGATTGCATTTCACTCATGGAGCACGGGTTCGTAGCGGTGTCGCCGGTCACGGTCCGTATCCGCGGCGCTGACTGGGAACGGCTGCTGCCGCGTCTGCGCAGCGTCAAGACCGTCTACATCTGCCAGGACAACGAGATTTCCCAGGCCGGATTGCACGGTGCGCTTAAAACCGCGTCCGTTCTCGCCGGGCACAAGATTCAAACCAGACTGGTGGTCCTTCCCCTCGACGAGCATCGGGAAAACGCCCGTCAAGAGCTCAAAGAGCGTTTTGGCCTGGATACCGCGCTAGGTCCGCGGGATCTCACCCAGCGCCTTGACGGACGTTCGGAAAAAGAGATCAAGGAAGCCGAAGAACTTCTGGCCGCGGCCAAGATCGATGTCAACGATTTTTTCGCCGCCGGGCACACCGCGGCGGATTTCGAGGGACTGATCGCCGAGGCGAAGATGCCACTGGAGTTCGGGATTTCACGCCTGCCCGCCGACGTGTCCGAGGAGGAAAGGAACCGGTCACTTGGGCCGGTGTTGCGCGAGGTGGCCCAGCTTGTTCCTCTTGAACAGAACCGGCATCTGAAACTCATCCAGGAGCACTTCGGGAAATCCAATCTTTCCCTCGCCATCCTGCGCGACCAGATTCGCGTATTGCAAAAGGAAAGACGCGCTCAGACCAAGCAGGAGAAGAAACGGGAGAAACGAACGCCAAGCGCCCCAGCCGGCTCCTGCCGGGCCCGAATAGAACAGATCATGTTTGAAACGGAGGAGGAATCCGGATCACCGGACTATCCCCGTGTGGCCGAGGCCGCTTACGATTGGTTTGCCGCCAATGGAGCTCGTTTCTTTCGCACGCCACAGGGCGAGCCGTTCATGTTTTTTGAGGACGCCATATTTTGGATGGACACCTCGGACCGCGGACGCAAGAGGCTCTACTCCTCGGTCATCTACAAACATACAGGGCTCGTTCAGACCACCGGGGGCGGTCGGACCTTCTACGAGGTGCTGGCGAACCTTGCCGTTGAACGCGGGCAGGTGCGGGATCACTTTTCATGGCTTCACACGGACGTGGCGCGGAACACCATCTACTTCAACCTAAACAACACCGATCACGAGATCGTCAGAATCACGGCGGATGAAATCGAAGTTCTCAAGAACGGCGGTAATGCGGATGGCATTATTTTGGACGGCTCACGCAAGATGGCTCCGATCCGCTTTCTGCCGGACGCCGATCCAGACGAAGCCGACCGCCTCCTGGTGGGGTTGATCCTGGACAACATGACCTGCGCTCCGGGCGAAAGGTCTCTGATCCTCTCGTGGCTGTCCTGTTTTTTGCTGATCGATTTCGCCGGGACGCGACCGATGACACGTTTCGAAGGTCCAGCCGGCTCGGGTAAAACCACGGCCAGCAAACTGATCTCTGCCCTGCTCTACGGCGAGCCCCAGCAGAAGAAGAGCACTGACGCGGCCAACTACACCGACGGCTCCCAGAACCCGCTCATCGTCCTCGACAACATCGAGGTCAAGCAGATGACCGAGGACCTAACTACTTTCATCCTGACCAGCATCACCGGCATCGCCAAGGAGAAGCGCAAGAGCGGCACCGATACCGAGACTGTCATCGAGCGCACCAAGTGTCTGCTGAACACCACCGGCATTGAGCCGCTGGGTGGGGAACTCGCGGAAATCCTGTCGCGCTCGTTCATCATCCGCTTTGAAATGGACGAGCAGGCCAGCGATTGCTTCCTCGAAGCGAAAATACTGGCCGCCATTCGGGAGCACCGCGACCTCATCGTCTCCGCCATGATGAAACGCACCTGTCAGGTGTTGGCCATGCTGCGGGACGGCGCGCAGGAGAAGGTGATGCGCCTGCTCCATAGGACCCTGGGCAACCACGGCAAGCGCCGTTGCAACGACTACCTCAGCCTGATGTACCTGATGATGCTGGCCGGCGAACTGCCGGAAGTGATCGACCAGGCCCTTGATGAACTCCACCCGCAGTTCCTGGACCGGATCGCCTCGCTCAACAGCGTCAGTATGGAGACCGCGCGGGAATCCAACCCCATTGCCACCTGCCTGGCGGCGCTCTTCAAGGCCTACCGCCATGCGCTTGAAGCTGATTTAGAGTGCACCACCGTCAATGTCGCCAAGACGAACAAGGCGGCGTTTCTCGAACGTTACCAGATTGACTTCCAGGACGAGACTACCATCAAGGGCGCTCTTGCCCGTGACCTCTTCGTGGCCATCAAGCGTCTATCCAAGGACTTCGGCCTTTCATTCCACATGAACTCCGTCCAGCAGTTTGCCCAACGGTTCTCGAATGACCTGGAGACGATCAGGGAAGTGGGGTTCGAGATTACGGTCAACCGTTCTTCGCACTCGGTCCGTCGCACTGCCACCTACGACATTACCTTCCTCATCTGAAGAAACCCATGTCTCTACCGGGACGATGCGAAGGGTACCCTTCGCAAACGGCGAAGGACCTTCACGCCCGTAAGCCCCTCCATAGCAAGCCATTATGCTGATCGCGCGAAGGCGCGAAGGGTTTCGGGGGTCCACCCCCCTTACCTGAGAAAAAAAACTCACATGTCATGGCCGCCGCCTGACTAATCCCCTTGTGTTTCTCTGCTCACACGTGAGTAACTCTACCTACTACCTTCGCACCTTCACCTTCTCTTTATCATATCTATCTTTCTTATCAATCAGTTACAGCAATGCGAAGGCTCCTGCGAAGGTTCTTTTCATGTTCTTGACCCTTCGCACCTTCGCAATTCGGCACTATCCGGTTCGTTCCGGTAAGTATCTCGGGAGGAAATTCTACTAAGTGGAGTACCGAAAGTGAGCCTTCTCAAACTCATGATGGAACAGACGGCGGGGGCCACGATACCGATTGATGTCTCTGAAACCGAGTCAGAGAACCAGTCCTGCGCGGAGGACGTCACGGCTGGTGATGAAACCACGCAGGAGGCGGCACTCTATGTGGCCACGAACCTTGAATCATGGGAGACGTTGACGCCGAAGTACTACGCCCGGGACGTCAGCATTGATGACACCTGTTTCCGTCGGCTCGATCCGGACTACTACGCTTGGCTCAAGCATAAGATGGCATTGGCCAGGAAGGCAGCGGACTTGGGACGAATCTCATCACCTGCTTTCGACAAGCTGCGTACCCGGTTTGATGATATCCACACCTGGGCAGTGAATCGTTTTGGTGAGGACACACTTCGTTCTGCGATCCAGTCGCTGGACCCGAAGACATATTCTCCGCCGGTGCTCGAGACATTTGGACAGGGTATTCAATATGCACTCAAACAAGTTGCACCGGAGGAGAGGCCCCTGCCGGGCTCACGATTTCTCTATCCGAAGAACGGCGAGTGGCAATTCACGCAGGAGGTTTCTACACGGGCCATTGCCAAGGTGGACGCCATACGTGATAAAGCTCTTTCCCTCGGATGGAGCGAAGCCAGTCTCTACCAGAACCGAGGATGTCTTCGTTTCCCTTATGGTCAGGACTACGGTCTGGTGTGTTTTGTGGATGGCAATGTACGTATCGGCGAAGTCACCAGGCAGTCAATCGAGATTGACGGAACGACATCGAAGGAAAACCGTCTGAGGTTCTATAACCCAGATGTGGATCAACCATGGCTGAGAAGAATGAGGAACGAAAAGTGAAACGAGACTATGCGAATGCCAAAGACGTTCTGCCGCCCGAACTGCTGCGTGCTATCCAAGAGCACTTCACCGGCCTTCTGTGGGTGCCGAGCGATACCTGCTTCTACCACGAGCGTCGCAAACTGGTGCTTGCCCTGAAAGACCAAGGAATCTCCACACGTGAGATCGCCAGACTTTCCGGCGTGACTCCGCGTCGCGTGCGTCAGATCGTGGCGGGAGCTTCTACTTCTAATTGAAGGAAGAGGATGGAATATTAATTGGTCATCAGATGGGATTAGCCCATAAAAGCTCACCTGCCGCTATGGAGCGTAGCGAAATAGCGGTCAGGTACAGCGCTTTGTTAGCCGTCTCCATTGCACATTCCCTCCATACTCAGCACTTCGATGAGCCTCTTACTTTTTCTCCTAGGTCCGTTTTTCCAATATCTTCTCACTACCTGCAAGGAAGAGCATTACTTCTTGCTTTTCCCCAAACAATCGTGAAAACCAAGACATGATATCCCCTTTCGCCTAACGCGGGAGCTGAGGGGCGCGGTTTACTGTGTCGTCTTCAGCTCCTTGTTAGCTTCTGTCTTTTTTGCTTATCCAGGCTGATATTAGAGAAACCGCTTTCTTTAGATCGAAACTTAACCCAGCAATTCCTGGCTTGACCTCGACAAGGTCAGTCCAACCTTCTTTCTTGTCTACAAGTAAATCCTGGAAAAGCCCATCCCACTCGTCCTCTGGATTCAGGAAGAATCTCTGCATTCGCTTTGAATCAACCCTTAAGTCCTGTGCTTGCTGTTCCAAGGACCCGCGTAACACTTCGAACTGGTCGGCCGCCATGTTTGCCTGCCTATGTGTTTGAAGATATCCTGCAGCATCAGTGCTGAAGTGAAAGATATTGCTTGCGTCAGTACCGTGTAATACTGCAAGCCTTTTGCCAATCTCCATAATTAGTTTCGGGAAGCCCTGCTGGAAGAACTCCACAATTTCCTCCTCGGAATGTAGATCTGGTAAGGAAACAGAAATATCCAATGATCGAATTGCGTCTTGAAGGATTGACTTCGTTTCGTCAAGTTTGCTGACGGCGGATGTATCCTTTTCTATGGCGAAATTGACCAAGCGTCCCGCGAACATCTGAAACAGAATTCCCAGTCGGTGTGCTTTCTGTCCAATTTGGCTTGTCACGATTGTTCTCCCTGAATATTCATCTATGAAGCTAACAATGATTATACAGTCTGTATAATACGGCAACCATAGACTGTTCTTTTCCACATAAACCGCCATCGCGCGTTCTTGACTGTCGATGTAACGCTTTTCGCCTTCAACGGCTTATCTCCCTCCATCCCGCGAAGGCGATTTGTTCCACACTGGTCGTACAAACTACACTCGAGTAATATATTATCCCTACGGCAAATGTCACACCGCTTTTTCGACATATCACGACTCCCGCCGGTAGGTAATGGTGGGGTTCTCCCCACGGGTGGCGAAATTCGCCTTCCGCCCCGAACCCCGGTTTGGGACCACGAGCGAGAGGACCATGGTAGATACAGCGAAACAGAACGACGGACATCTCAACAAGAAGGACGAGATGCACCTGGATCGCTGGCAACGGAACTCGGGAGCCGAACGGAAACACGGCGCTCCGGAAGGGAACCTGAACTCAATGCGCCACGGCATTTATGCCAACCGGTTCCTCGCCGACGACGAGAAGCCCCTTTTCGAGACCACCATCGGCCAGCTCTATCAGGACTTCGTGTTCAACAAGAGTTCGGACTTCATGCAGGTCGAATTGGTGGCGGTCTATTTTCTCAAGCTGGGCCGAGCCCAGGAGGCCGGCGACTGGGACGCCGCCGAGAAACTGGATCGCATGATCCGCTGTCACCTTAAGGACTTGAAGGCAACGAAGATCGCCCGGGAGGGCGAGGCGGCCAAGGGACCGGAGACTACCCCGGCGGAATGGGCCACGGCGCTGCTGGAAAAGCTGACCGAATCAAAGAAGAAACCGGCCAAGTAGACGGCCAAGGGAACGAAAACGCGAAAATGATTGCCGATAACACCAGGACGGCCTGCGGAACGACCTCGGAACCACCGGGACTTACGGCGCTGCCAGCCGTAGGAAGTTCCTATAACCCCTGTTCCAGGAAGTTTCAATCAACCGTTTCTTCCGTACAGCAGGCCCGCCCCAAAGAGGAAGCACCGGAAGGCTTCGGGAATGTGTTCGGACACGGGGACTGTGGGATCACTATCGGAAGAGTATCCACCGCCCCGAACGAGAACGCGGTCCCAAGGGACCGCAAGGCTCTCGTGCCCGTCTGCGGGTCAGAGCCGTTCGAGGGCCTCTTCAAGGGCTCCGTCCACCAGGTGGGTATAGATCTCCGTGGTCGAGATGTCCCGGTGGCCAAGCGCTCGTTTGACCACGAGCAGGTCGCACGTGGCGGCATACAGGTGAGTGGCGAAGCTGTGTCGCAGCCCGTGAGGCCCGAGACTCTTTTCAATACCCGCCTCGGCCAGCCAGAACTTGACGCGGTTGGCCACCTGCCTCGACGAGAGACGCGATGTACGGTTGGAGAGGAAGAGCGCAACGCTGGCGGTGCCCTGCTTTCGGCGCTCCGCGAGGTATCGGCGTAGGAGGGAACGAAGGTTGGACTTGAGGAACTTCACCTGCGGCACGTTACCCTTGGCGCGGATGCGCATATGCTTGGCGTCGAGGTCAACGTCGTCGATGTCCAGAGAGACAAGCTCCTGGAGCCGGATGCCGGTTCCCAGGAATAGCTCGACGATGACCCGATCCCGTCGTGCCAGTATCGATGACCGTCCGCGGAGTTCCTTGAGCAACCGGCGCTTCTCAGCCTCAGTGAGAAACACCGGGAGCGTACGCGGCAGTCTGCGCATAGTGACCGACCGGGCCGGGTTTTCCGGAACAAGCCCTGTCTCCTCGGCCCAGGCAAAGAAGGACCGCACAGCGGCCTTGAATCGGTGCCGTGACGCGGCTGAACGCGGCGCACCGCCCGCTGTCTCGGTCACGGTCGGATCGGTAAGGACCTTGTCGAGTATTCCAGGGGTCACCTGGTCCATGGAGAGGTCAGGACAAATCGAGGTCAGAACTTTGGCGAGCGTGCGCAGGTCTTGCAGATACGCGCTCACTGTGTTCGGTGAGCGCCCGTGCGCTTCGAGTCTGCGGCCGAAGGTCTGGATGGCCTCTTCGACAAGATCGGGCGCAGGCATCAACCGTACCGCACGAGCAGCGATACTATTCATTGTCCTCGCCTTCCTTCTGACTTCGGCCCATGGGCGTGTCCTTGGGCAGCGGCAGCTTGTCGATACGGCCAGTTTCTTTGGCCCAGATCAGGAACATCCTGAACACCCGCCTGGTCTTCTCCACGGTGGGCTTCGCCCGCTTCTTGCCGCTGGGCAGTTTCAGGAGCGCATCCGATTTGAAGAATTTCCCGACATGCTGTGTGAGAATGGCAGCGAGCTTCCGCTCCGCCCCGAAGAAGGACTCGATCTGCTCGAAGTCCTTCCCGTAGGTGTAGAGCGTCCGCTCCTTTTTGCCCTGACCCCGAAGGTGTTCCAGGTAGGCCTGAGCGGCATCATGCAGTGTTTCACTCATAGAGTTTCCTCCTTTCAGGAGATTCAACTTATTGTATATCATAGCGTTACGCACATCTACACACAGGCCTTTAATGCGCTGGAAGTCAAGTCATTCGATACATGTTTCGCGAGAAAGAAGGGCTTTCATGGTCGTCCTGAGGCGGACGCGTTGCAGGGCTGGAGGTAGTGAAGTGAAAAGGACTTCGGGCCGCAGAAGGCTATCAATTTGGAGCGCATTGCCGCCCTATCTAGGAGGGAAGCGGCGTCTTTGTCCGCTGATCTTCAGGGAGCTGGATCGTATCCTGCCGAGGCGGACATGGCCGAACCTGACCTTTCTGGATGGCTTCCTTGGCGGCGGGTCGATCAGTCTGTATGCCAAAGCCCAGGGCCTGAGGGTGGTGGCAACAGACATCGCCGAACGTTCGATCGTTGTTGGCCGGGCACTGATAGAGAACAGCAGCGTTCGGTTCGCCCGCGAGGACATTCTACGGGTCGCAGCCGGGAACGGCAATCCACCAGGGCCGATTCAACAGAGATACGTCCCGGCCGTATTCACACAATCACAGGCGCGACTGCTCGACCGCATTCTGGCAACTGCAGCAGAGGCCCGGGACGCGGTCAAAGGCGCACTCCTGCAACTCCTTGCGATCCGCGTGGCTTTGCTGGCACACTCAATGTCCTCGGTACGTCGCGGCACGATCCACCGTTTGACAACAGGCGAGTTCGAATCAATCACTCCGAGCTGCGTTGGTGACTATGTGAACGGACTTCGCCTTGGCCGTCCCGAGCGGTTGTGGAGGCTGGCTGAGCAGATTAACGGTGGAGTCTTTCAGGGAGAAGCGAAGGTTGTGAAGGCTGACATCGTCCAGACCCTGCCGACGATTTACGCTGACATCGCCTACTTCGATCCGCCGTATCCTGGAGTTGCTTCATACGAGAAAGAATACAAGATCATCGACGAAATCCTGGAAGGTTCATCTCTTGAGAAAAGTCCGTTCAGTGCCAAAGGCGGCGCCGCCATGCTCGATTCACTCTTCGACCATGCGAAGCACATCCCGGTTTGGATTCTGAGTCTTGGCAATGCCGAGGTGACGCTCGAGGAGTTAGAGCAGCGAATGCGAAGGCATGGGCGAGAGGTTCGTTCCACCGCAGTCAAGTATATGCACAAAGCCTCCGTGGCGAGCGAAGAGAAGAGGCGGCAGAACCGGGAGTTCATCCTGGTTGCATGGAACCCGGCTGCCAAGCTCCTGCTGGAATCTGTGAAGGCAGAAGGAGGAATGAGAATTGCCTGAAAACAGAGATATCGCTTCGACACCAGCGCAACACATGGCAACGCGGGTCGGCCCAAGGCAGATTCGATTATGCGACCTCGTGCCGCACCCTTTCAACGCTAATGTCATGTCCGACGAGATGCGGGAGAAACTGAAAGTCCACATCAAGCGCACCGGGCGTTACCCGTATCTTATCGTCCGGCCGCAACCTGAGCAGTCGGACAAGTATCAGGTATTGGACGGCCATCATCGCATTGCGGTCCTCAAGGAGTTGGGTCATACCGAGGCTCTATGCGATATCTGGGAGGTTGACGACAGAGAGGCAAATGTGCTCTTGGCCACCCTGAACCGACTCGAGGGACAGGACGTCCCGATCCGCCGCGCTCAGCTTATCCATGAGCTGCTGGGTGATATGAGCATGAGTGACCTGGCTGGCCTGCTACCTGAGACGGATGGACAACTGCAGGACCTGCACACCTTGCTGGAGTTCCCGGCCGAGGAAGTAGCGGCCCTGCTGGATGAGCAAGCCGAGGAGGAGGAAAAGGTACTGCCGCGTGTCCTGTCGTTCGTAGTAACTCCGGATCAGGAACAACTCATCGAAGAAGCTGTGGATCTCGCGAGCGACGGCACGCCCGGCAGGGATCGTAAGGCCAGAGGTCTGACCAACCTGGCGGCGTATTTCATGAAGGGGCATCATGAAAAAGAACCATAGGAAGCTGTGCGAGCGGGCCCGCCAGATGTTCCTCACTGGAGAGTGGGATACCAATGCGGATATAGCCCGACAGCTGCACGTTAAGCCCCACACAATAGGTAAATGGCGCAAGGACGAAGACTGGGATAACCTGAGATTCAAGGTCGACCGACGAGCAGCCGAGATGTTCGTCGAGAAGATTGCCGACGATCGAGTTACGCTCAACGTTCGTCACTACCGACTGTGGGAACTGCTGCTGGCCAAGCTCGCCGAAGACCTCAAAGGTCGGCAGATAAGCGACATCCGAGAGTTGGAACGCATCGCAGGCATCCTGGAGCGATCGCAGAAGGGACAACGTCTTGCGAAGGGCCTTTCAACGACAGGCGAAACCGAGGAGACGATCCGCGCCCAGTCTCAGGCTGAGATCAGGCGCGTGATCGATACGTTTATCGACGCAGTCAAGGAGAATGTACCAGATGAGAAGACACGCGACCGCATCCGTCGCCAGATTCTCGCAGCTCTACCTGAGGAGGAGGGTACCGGAACTGGCAAGTCCAGCGATGCGGGCAATCAGTGATCCGCTTGCCGAGTGGGCTGTGGCACGTATCCGTTTGGAAGGCCGACCGTTGCGGTTCGAGGGGCACGAATACCTGCGGGCAATCTATGACGACACATCTCCTCACGTGATCCTGAGCAAGGCGGCACAGATCGGTGGCACAACCTGGGCGATTCTCAGAAGTCTGCACGCTTGTCTTACCGGACTCAATGTTGTCTACTTCTTTCCCACCAGGACCGATGTGATTGAGTTTTCGAAATCGCGCGTGAGCCCGCTTCTCGAAGACAATCCCTTCCTCTCTCGGATGATGACTGACACCGATACGGCCGGCTTGAAGAGAATTGGAGAATCCTACCTGTACCTCCGCGGCATGCAGTCAACTGTCGGAATGAAGTCAGTACCTGCGGACATGATCGTCTTCGACGAGCTGGATGAGACATCTCCGGCAGCCAAGGCGATGGCCAAGGAACGCCTTGCTCACTCGGATTACAAGCGTATTGTCGAACTCTCGAATCCCTCACTTCCCGATTATGGCATCGATGAACAGTATCAGAAATCGGATCAGCGGCACTGGACACTGCGCTGCCCGCGCTGTCGGCAATGGACGGCTCCCGCTAAGGAGTTCCCGACTAAGTTGGGCGAGGAGGTCAGGATCATCCGTCCTCGGCGGGATGGCACGCATTACCTTGCATGTCTGAAATGCAACCGCGAACTTGATATCGCAGTCGGTGAATGGGTTGCTGATCTGCCAGGTCGAACGATTCACGGATATCGCATCTCGCAACTGTTCTCGTCCAAGATCGATCCCGGTGAAATCCTCGAGGAGTATCGGACAACACGGTTTCCCGATCGGTTCTACAATCTCAAGATAGGTGTTCCCTGGGCTGATATTGAGAGGCAGCTGGACGTCATGTCCGTGCTGTCCCTGTGCACCGACACTCCGATGCAAGAAAGCAACGACGATGGCACGTGCTTTATGGGGGTCGATACCGGCAAGTACCTACACGCGGTGATCCTGCGGAGGGAAGAGAACGAGGAGCGCAATGATAGCAAAAAGCAGCATCTGATACACCTGGCTACATGTCGCGATTTCTCGGAACTCGATATCTTGATGAAGCGGTTTGACGTTCGGCGGTGTGTGATCGACGGCCTACCAGAGACTCATGCCACTCGCGACTTCGCGCGTCGGCATCCGAGGCAGGTCTTCCTCTGCTTCTTCAACGAGAACCAACGCGGGAGGCCCATGTGGGACAGCAAATCCTATACAGTCCAGGTGAATCGCACGGAGGCGCTGGACGCATCCAGGGCGGCAATTCGTGACAAACAGGTGATTCTGCCGCGCCGCCAGCCGATCGTCGAGGAGTTCGCGCAGCACATGGCGGCGGACGCCCGGATGCTGAACGAGAACGAGGAGACCGGAGAGAAGAGGTACAGGTATATCCGCACGGGAGTCGATCATTTCAGCATGGCGTTCACGTACGCCTGGTTGGTAGCGTCAGTACATCGTGTCAGGTTGGCCATGAGCTCGGTGAGGGTGACGGTCATTGGAGGCGATAGGCGATCGACGCTTGGCTAAGTGCGATTTTGCGGCATCTCCATTTTGGAAACGCGCGATTTCGCGGCACCCCCTGTTTCGGAAGTGCTTGTCTTGCGGCATCGGCCTTTCCGGAAGTGCCGAAAACGCGGCATCGACATTGTCAGGAGACAGCAAGTCGGCACTGGGTTGGAAGTAGTTAGATCTGATTATACCGTACGCCGTAGTAGTGTTTACGCGAATCCGCACAGATTGGAAACCTACAGAACGGGTAAGATCAGCCGGTTTTCCTACCTCCGGAATGCCCCTGTGGCTTCTATTTCTCTCCGTGATTTCATTCCGCTACAATCGGCGGAGCAAAAGCATCCTAAAGGGCGGTCGAAAGGTGTAGCACCCTGGCTCTAAGTTAACGGTCTAATCAGAGACTGTCAATCGCATTCTACGATTCCTCGCTCCTCACTTCTTGACCTCGTTCTTCCATTGGTTGCTCTCCTGGTACTTTCCTCTGATCCCTGGTTTTTTATTGTTGTTCATGCTCAGGCCGAGGTAGCGGCGACGGAGGCAGCGGCGCGGCGGAACCAACCGTCTTTTTCTTCAGGCGGCGGACCGCCTCGGCCAGGGATTGATACCGCTAACGGGCATCCGGCGGGGCATCGGCACCGAGGCCGAACGGGACGCGGCTATCCCCAACCCGGCCCTCGGCGACGAGTGGTTCAACACCGAGCTCTCCGGCGGCGGCAAGTGGGAGAAATATGCCGGAACTGAGTGGAAAAAGAGTTGACCGCGAAACCTCGCTGTTGACAATCTCAAGACACGCTTCTCACAAAGCAGTGTCACTTTCAGAAGAGATATAGCTGAAGTGACCGCAAGGGCGGGTTCTCACACGACCCTGAGATTTCCCTTGATTTTCGTTTTCAAGTGTTATAACGTATGCAATGTTGACTGGTAACCTCGGTGCTCTATGCCCACTATGCAGAGGAAGAGTCGATGGCTCCTAAAGAGAGAGATTATCCCACGCTGGTAAAAGAGGTTCGCAATCAACTCGGCCTCAGCCAGGAAGACCTTGCACGTGAATTGGGCGTAAGCTTCGCCACTGTAAATCGATGGGAAAACGGCCAGGCTAAACCATCGAAACTGGCGAAGGCCCAACTTGACGCCTTTTGCGCCAAGAGGACCAAGCAAGGCAGCCTGAAGCTGCCCTAAGGGATCAGGTGGGAAGGAAGAGGTATCGGCGGAAGATGCGGAGAGAGAATGAGGAGCGGTCGTGAATAACTTCGGCGATAAGGTTAGCTTCATTTGGTCTGTGGCTGACCTCCTGCGCGGGCCATACCGGCCCAACCAGTACAAGGACGTCATGCTTCCCCTGACCGTCCTGCGTCGGCTCGACTGCGTGTTGGAACCTACCAAGGAGAAGGTACTCGAAAGACAGAAAAAACTCTCAGGCGGCAAGGTCAAGAGGGTTGACCCTATTCTCTGCCGGGTCACGGGAGTGCCATTTTACAACACCAGCCGCTACACCTTCGAGAAGCTCAAAGGCGATCCCGACAATATAGTCAGGAATCTAACGCATTACATAAAGAGTTTCTCCACCCGTGCCCGAGAGATCATCGAGCACTTCGGTTTCGAGGAACACATCGCCAAGCTCGACAAGGCTGACCGCCTATATCTTGTGGTCTCGAAATTCTGCGATATCGACAAGATCGACCTACACCCCGACAAGGTGTCCAATTTGGAAATGGGTTACATCTTCGAGGAACTCATCAGGAGATTCAACGAAGCGTCGAACGAGGAAGCCGGCGATCACTTCACGCCTCGTGAGGTCATTCGTTTGATGGTCGATCTTCTCTTCCTGCCGGACAACGATATTCTCACTACCAAGGGCATAGTCAAGACACTCTACGATCCGGCCTGCGGAACCGGAGGTATGTTATCCGTTGCCGAGGATTACGTCCGCGAGCTTAACCCAGATGCCCGTCTGGAAGTCTTCGGTCAGGACTATAACGCCCAAGCATATGCTATCTGCGGGTCGGACATGATGATCAAGGGCCAGAACATAGACCACATCCGGTTCGGCGACAGTTTCACAAATGACTACATGGCCGGTAAGAAGTTCGATTACATGCTGGCCAATCCACCTTTTGGCGTGGAATGGAAGCCTGAAGCCGATTTCATCAAGCGAGAACACGAAGAGCAGGGCTTCGGAGGTCGGTTTGGTGCTGGGCTACCGCGCATAAACGACGGGTCTCTCCTGTTCCTGCAACACATGATCAGCAAAATGAAGGACCCGAAGGAGGGCGGAACGCGCCTGGCCATCGTCTTCAATGGTTCGCCACTTTTCACTGGCTCGGCAGGATCGGGAGAGAGCGAAATCCGTCGTTGGATCATCGAGAATGATTGGCTTGAGGCCATCGTCGCCCTGCCCGATCAGCTTTTCTACAACACCGGCATCTATACGTATCTCTGGATCGTTACGAACCGCAAAGTCAAGCAGCGGCGGGGTAAGATTCAACTGGTGGACGGAACCGGCTTCTTCAAGAAAATGCGCAAGTCCCTCGGTAACAAACGCCACGAAGTTTGCGAAGACCAACGCGACGACATCACACGGCGCTACGGGACTCTCAAGGAAGGAGAGCATATCCGTGTCTTCGACAACGAGGACTTCGGCTACCGGCGCATCACCGTCGAACGACCTTTGCGACTCAACTTCGCGGTGGACGAGGCTCGAATCACACGCCTCAAGGAGACCGCGCCCTTCGCCAACCTCGCTACCAGCAAGAAGCGCAAGGATACGAAGGCAGCACAGGCCGAGATTGAGGAGGGCTTGAAACTCCAGAAGTCCATCCTCTCGGTGCTCCAAGGTCTCACTCCTAAGGGCGTGGTGAAAAACCGCAGCGAGTTCGCGGCCATGATGAAGGCGTTGTTCAAGGATACGGAGATCAATGTTCCGGCGGCTCTTTTCAAAGTAATGCTCATATCCCTGGCTGAGCGGGACGAGACGGCGGATGTCTGCACCGACGCCAAGGGCAATCCGGAGCCTGATCCAGAGCTGCGTGACTACGAAAACGTACCTCTCAAAGAAGACGTCGAAGAGTACATGAAACGCGAGGTGCTGCCGCACGTTCCGGATGCATGGATTGACGAGTCAAAGACCAGGATCGGATACGAGATCAATTTCAATCACTATTTCTATAAGTACACGCCGCCCAGACCGCTGGAGGAGATCGAGGCCGATCTCAAGAAGATCGAAAACGAAATCGCGGACATGCTCGCGGAGGTGACGGAATGAACGGCGCTAAGGAAACTTTTCACAGAGCTATCGAACGGGCTAAGTACATCCAGATACTTGCCAGGGGGCTCACTGACCATAGGAAACGAAGAACTCGACAAGACTGGGGTAACAGTTTCAAGAAGCTCATGCACTGGCCTATAAGACACAAAATCGAACGAATTGATAGTAAAGACATGATCCTCGTTCTTCGAGATGACAGTAAACTCGATAGTGAATATTTCTCATCTGAGGCTCTTGATGACCTATTGCGAGCTTCATTCGTTATGACGCTATCAGCAATGGATGCATATTTTCACGCTAAGATCATTCGTCATGTTGTTCAACACTCAAAAGCCTGCGATCCCTCCAATCGCTTACTCAACGAAAAAATTCTTGTATCCGATTTCATGGCAGGACAAAAGTATAAACGCACAAATCAGGCGTTGAGAATTGCCATAGATCGCAAGCTTTCTTATCAGTCCCTTCAAACCCCAGATAAGATAGCTGATTCACTTCAGCTTATTGGAGTCAATTCGTTCTGGGATTCTATTGCTAAACAGATGAAGACTGATCCTAAGAAGCTCAAGAGTCAGGTAACAATAATAGCCAAGCGACGCAATCAAATAGCCCACGAAGGTGATTTATCCCAAAGCAAGAAAGCTCGCAACAAGTCAAGAAGTATCAGTCATAAAGATGTGAATGAAGCAATTGAACTGGTTTCTAATGTGGTTTCTGCTGCTGATCTGATCATCAACAAGTCAATCAAAGAAGGCACAAAGAAACAACACTCGAAAAAGGGCACTCGGAAAGTGAAGGCCGTAAAGAAGGACAAGGCCAAGGCTAAGCCACGCAGGAGAAGCGACAAATGAGGCGACCGTATCCGAAATACAAGCCTTCCGGCGTGGAATGGTTGGGCGATGTGCCAGAGGATTGGGACGTACATCGCTTGAAGTACAGTTCCGTGCTTATCAATCAAAAAGTCGACGGTTGCGAGTCCGATCTGCCGTACACCGGCCTGGAACACATTGAGTCCTGGACGGGGAAGCGAACCGCCCCAAACGGTGAGATGTCAAGCGAGGGGCAGGCGAACCTCCACAGACGTGGTGATGTGCTCTTCGGCAAACTCCGGCCGTACTTGGCGAAAGTCCATGCCGCAAACGCAGACGGCATCTGCACGGGAGAACTACTCGTCCTTCGCCCGAAAGCCGTTCAGCAGCGGTTTCTCCTCAATTACCTCCTCAATCCAGACGTTATCACTGTCGTTGATTCGTCCACCTATGGGGCAAAGATGCCTCGCGCCAACTGGGATTTCATTGGTAATCTGGCAGTGCTCCTTCCCCCTAAGGCTGAACAACACGCCATTGCTGCATTCCTCGACCGCGAGACGGGGCGAATCGATACGCTGATCGAGAAGAAACAGCGGCAGATCGAGTTACTCCAGGAGAAGCGATCCGCCCTCATCAACCACGCCGTCACCAAGGGCCTCAATCCCAACGCCCCGATGAAGGACTCCGGCATCGAATGGCTGGGCCAGATACCGAAGCATTGGGATACTCCTCCGCTTTACGCGAGATACAGCGTCGAGTTGGGAAAGATGCTCGATGCGAAGCGTATCACGGGCGAGCACCTCTTACCGTACCTGCGGAATGTCGATGTCCAGTGGAACCGCGTGAATATAGAGAACTTGCCGGAGATGGATATTGCCCCAGGCGAGTACAGCCGCTTCACGTTGGCGGCGGGAGACCTGCTTGTTTGCGAGGGCGGCGAAGTCGGCCGAGCAGCAATCTGGCGTGGCGAACTGCCGGTGTGTGCCTTTCAGAAGGCGATTCACCGCGTTCGGCCTCGGAGCGGGCGAGACCTGCCGCGTTTCTTCTACTACGTCATGCGAGCAGCTGCCCACAGTGGTGTGTTCCTGGCCTATGGTAACCCCAACACGATTCCGCACTTGACAGCTGAGAAGCTGCGCGTCTACCGCTTCGGATTCCCACCACGCGACGAGCAAGACAGAATAGTCGAACATCTCGACTGCGAGACTCGCCAGATTGACGCGCTGATTGCGATGGTCGGTGTCAGCATCGAGAAGCTGCGTGAATACCGCACGGCGCTGATCTCGGCGGCGGTGACAGGCAAGATCGACGTTCGCAAGGAGGTCGCGTGATGGCGGTGCCGAATCCAACGCCGATATTCCGCTTTATGCACGTGGACAGCCTCCCCGTGTGCCTCCAGCGCGGCGGCTTGCACGCACCGATCCACACACCCGATGACGGGCTGCAGTACAAGAGGATTCACAACGTGGACATACAATCAGAACGCCACATCAGAGAAATCGGGTGCGGGCCGTGTGGGGTTGTTCACGATTACGTAGCGTTCTACTTTGGGTATCTTTCGCCGATGCTCCTTCAACTCAAGACCGGACAGGTTGCTGGCTACAATGAGGGCCAGGAGCCATTGATCTACGTAGTGTCCACGGCCCAGGCCGTAGCGAACAGCGGAGCCGGCTTTGTATTCTCGGATGGGCACGGCATTGCAGCATATACGGATTGGTATGATGACCTAGCTGACCTGGACAAGGTCGATTGGGATATGGTCTACGAGCGGTACTGGGCTGACAACGTGAATGACATGGACCGCCAGCGTCGCAAACAGGCCGAATTCCTTGTGCACCGGTCTTGTGATTGGGAACTGATTGAGGAGATCGCTACTGTCTCCGACCGGATGAAAATAAACGTTGAAGCTATTATGAGCCAGTTCCCGCCTAGCTTGCACCGCCCTGTGCGGGTAAGGCCGGAATGGTATTATTATTCATAGAGGAGGCGTCACCATGATAGAGATTGCCAAAGGCAACATTCTCAGAGCCGAAGCAGAGGCATTGGTCAACACGGTGAATTGTCTCGGTTATATGGGCAAGGGCATCGCCCTTCAGTTCAAGAAGGCCTTCCCCGACAACTTCAAGGTGTATGAACGCGCGTGCCGAGCGGAAGAAGTGCACCCCGGAAAGATGTTCGTATTCGAAACCGGCGCCATGCTAAACCCCAAATACATTATCAACTTCCCCACCAAACGGCATTGGCGCGGCAAATCGCGGTTGGAGGATATTGAATCAGGGTTAAGAGCACTAATTGAAGAGGTTGGGAAGTTGAAGGTGTCGTCCGTCGCTATCCCACCGCTGGGCTGCGGTCTTGGTGGTCTGAGTTGGAGCGTTGTCCGTCCAATGATCGAGAAGGCCTTTTCATCGCTTCCCGAAGTTAGGGTGCTGCTATTTGAGCCTCACGGAGCGCCGGAAGCCAAAGCCATGCCGATACGGACGCAACGCCCTAAGATGACCGTGGCCCGAGCGCTGTTCATCACACTCATAGCGCAGTACAAGGAAATGGCCTATCGTCTGACACTGCTCGAGATTCAGAAGCTCGGGTACTTCCTTCAGGAGGCGGGTGAAAATCTGCGGCTGAAGTACGAGCCGGGCCTTTATGGACCCTATGCGCACAACTTGAACAAGGTTCTGGAAATAATGGAAGGGCATTTCACCCAAGGTTACGGCGACACACAGAAACCGGACGTGGAGATCGAGCTGCTTCCCGGTGCTTCCCAAAAAGCCGGCGAATTTCTGGAAACACAACAAGAGAGTCGAACACGTCTGGGACAAGTGGCAGAATTGATTGAAGGCTTTGAAACGCCTTATGGCATGGAGCTTCTATCGTCAGTTCATTGGGTCGCAAAGCACACGGACAACCCTGCGCGGACGTCTGATGAGGCGGTGCGACAGGTTCACAGTTGGAATGACCGAAAGCGGATGTTTCGTCAAGAACATATCCACGTCGCATGGAGGCGTCTGGCCGACAAAGGCTGGGTATCAGAATCGGAAAAGGGTCGATGACGGAGGCTATTGTAGAACGGGGATCGCGACGGTGATTGCGCACCACCCCAATACGGCGGCTGTGGCAGGCGAGATCGGCGTGAAAAAGGAGACCACGTGATACGTGTCGATGTCAAACCTGAATTGCTGCGCTGGGCATGCGAACGTTCCAGACAAACCATAGGTGGCCTTGCCAAGAAGTTTCCTAAACTTGAACTCTGGGAGCGAGGTGAGGTTAATCCGACTCTCAAACAACTCGAAAGCTTTGCCAAGGCCACTCGTTTGCCTGTCGGTTACCTGTTTCTCCCGGAACCGCCAGTCGAGACCGTCCCTATTCCCGACTTCCGTACCATCGGTAACGAGTATATTGGCCACCCCAGCCCGGATCTGCTTGACACTATTTACATCTGCCAACAGCGTCAGGAGTGGTATCACGATTTCGCTCGATCCGTAGGAGAAGAGCCGCTTTCATTCGTCGGGTCCGCTGATCCGTCAAGTGACATTGTCACAGTTGCCGCAGCCATTCGGCATTCATTGAGGTTTGATATTGAAGAGAGACGACGACTACCCACGTGGACCGAAGCTCTGCGCCGCTTCGTTGAGCAGACGGACAACTTTGGCGTGATGGTGATGGTAAGCGGAGTTGTAGGAAGCAACAATCGGCGCAAACTGGACCCGGAAGAATTCAGAGGTTTTGCGCTTGTGGATGAGTTTGCACCGCTCGTGTTCATAAATGGTTCTGACACGAAATCCGCTCAAATGTTCACACTCGCGCATGAACTGGCTCATCTTTGGGTCGGTGAATCCGCGCTCTCCGACGTGGGGCCTGTTACTTCACCGTCACATCATGTCGAGAAGTGGTGCGACCAGGTTGCCGCAGAGCTCTTGGTGCCCCTTTCGGTGATTAGGCAGGAGTATCGACAGAGTGATGAGTTAGATGACGAGGTCAGCCGTCTGGCGCGGCTTTTCAAGGTGAGCACGCTCGTCATTCTACGGCGTATCCATGACGTAGGCGGCATCACCCGCGAGGTACTCTGGGATGCCTTCTTCGCGGAAGTGGAACGGCTGCGGGCGATTCCAAAAGGTAGCGGCGGCAACTTCTATTGGACACAAGCTGCTCGAGTGAGCAAGCGATTTGCCCGCGCACTTGTCATCAGCACACTGGAGGGTCAGACATTACATCGCGACGCCTTCCGTTTGCTCGGCTTCTCAAAACTTGCGACGTTCCACGAACTTGGCCATAGCCTGGGGGTGCTCTGATGGCTTACCTACTTGATGCCAATGTGTTTATTCAGGCAAAGAACCTCCATTATGGCCTCGATTTCTGTCCGGCTTTTTGGGAATGGCTTGCCGTGAACAACACAGCGAAACGGGTTTTTAGTATCGAAAAGGTTGGTGATGAGATAGAGGCGGGCGAGGATGATCTTGCAATTTGGGCTGTGCAACGCGGTTCGAGTTTCTTCCTGAAACCCGATTCTGCAATTTTGCCTGCCCTTGGTTCAGCCAGTGAATGGGCGACGAGCCAAAACTACGAACCTGTTGCTGTGAGTACATTCCTTCAGGTTGCCGACTACTACCTGGTGGCCCACGCCCTGGCTCACGGAGACACTGTCGTGACCCACGAGATTGCATCGCCTTCAACAAAGAAGATCAAAATCCCGAATGTTTGCATTGGCCTTGGAATAAAGGTCATGACACCCTATGAGATGCTCCGACACGAGCGAGCCCGCTTCGTCTTGGGACCAAGCAAATGACGCAGACAAACGAGAGGGCATTCGAGACTGCCATTGAACACCACCTGACGACAACAGGTGGTTACGTGAGATGCGATCACGACACTTTCGACCCGGAGCGTTGCCTGTTCCCGCAGGAGGTGCTGGCTTTTATCCGGGAGACTCAACCCAAGGAGTGGGAGTACCTCGCCGACCTTCAAAAGGAGAATGCTGAAGAGACTCTGCTTGACGACCTATGCCGGGCACTCAACTCCGAGCACGAAGGCTGTCTCTCCGTCCTGCGACACGGATTCAAGTGCTTTGGCAAGCTGTTCCGCGTGGCCTACTTCGCACCTGCAAGCGGGATGAACCCAGACACCCAGAAACTCTATGTGGCCAACCGGCTCACGATCACACGCCAGCTGCGCTACTCGGCCAAGCATGGCAACACTCTCGATGTGACCCTCGCCCTGAACGGCATTCCTGTCGCCACGCTGGAACTCAAGAATCCCATGACCGCCCAGACCTGGCGGCATGCGGTGACGCAGTACAAGAACGACCGTGATCCGTCTGATCTGATCTTCCAGTTCAAGAAACGTTCCCTCGTTCATTTCGCCGTGGACACTGACGAGGTCTACATGACCACGCGTCTTTCTGGCCGGAACACGAGATTCCTGCCCTTCAACAGGGGCTACGGTGGCGGAGCCGGCAATCCCGAGAATCCGCATGGTTGCAAGACAGCTTATCTGTGGGAAGATGTGTTAGAACGGCACAGTTTCCTCGATATTCTTGCGCGGTTCATTCATCTCCAGACCGACGAGAAGAGACTCGGAAGCAAGAATGTTAAGCGTGAGACGATGATCTTTCCGCGCTATCACCAGCTTGATTGCGTAAGGGAACTCGTGGCTGATGCGCGCGAACGCGGCACCGGAACCAATTACCTTGTCCAGCACTCAGCTGGCAGCGGGAAGTCGAACTCAATCGCGTGGTTGGCTCACAGGTTGGCGAGTCTCTATGATGACCAGGATGAGAAGATCTACGACTCGATCATCGTGGTGACCGATAGGGTCGTACTTGACCAACAGCTTCAAAACACAATCTATCAGTTTGAACACAAACAGGGTGTTGTTCAGAAGATTGACATAAACTCGACCCAATTGGCCGAGGCCCTTGGGTCCGGGGTGCCGATCGTGATCACGACGTTACAGAAGTTTCCCTTCGTCACCGAGAAAATGGGCGATTTACCCACGCGCCGATATGCGGTGCTGGTTGATGAGGCGCACAGCTCCCAGGGCGGCGAGACGGCGACCGAACTCAAGGGTGTGCTCGCAGGAGCGGCAATCAAAGAAGAGGCCAGGGCGAAGGCCGAGGAGGAAGGGCTGCCCGACTACGAAGAGGAAATCCTCAAGACCATGGCCAAGCGCGGCCACCAGTCCAATATCAGCTTCTTCGCCTTCACCGCGACACCCAAGTACAAGACGTTGGAGGTGTTCGGCACTCCTGGCGCGGACGGCAAGCCTCTTCCCTTTCACCTTTATAGCATGCGGCAAGCCATCGAAGAAGGCTTCATCCTCGACGTGCTCAATAACTACACTACGTACAAAACCTACTACCGGCTGATCAAATCTATTGAGAATGATCCCAGGGTGGACAAGCGTAAGGCTGCCCGGGCGCTTGCACGGTTCATGAGCTTGCACCCTCACAACATCGCGCAAAAGACCGAGGTAATGGTCGAACATTTCCGCCACTTCACCATGCACAAGATTGGCGGAAAAGCCAAGGCGATGGTGGTCACCTCCAGTCGCCTCCATGCTGTCCGGTATAAGCAGGCATTTGACAAGTACATCGCCGAAAAAGGTTACACAGGAATTAAGACGCTGGTTGCTTTCTCCGGTAGGGTTATTGACCCGGACGCGCCGAATGTCGAATACACCGAAGTCGGAATGAACAAGGGCATTCGAGAGAAGGAGCTGCCGGAGCGGTTCGGCACGGACGAATATCAGGTGCTTCTCGTGGCCGAGAAGTATCAGACAGGCTTTGACCAGCCGCTTCTTCATACTATGTATGTAGACAAGCGGCTGGCAGGCATTCAGGCCGTGCAGACACTCTCGCGCCTGAACCGCACCCATCCCGGCAAAGAAAACACGTTCGTCCTAGATTTCGTCAACGAACCGGATGAAATCCTGGCGGCGTTCCAGCCCTACTACGAGCAGACACTCATCGGCGAGCGGGCCGACGCAAGACAACTCTACGAACTCCAGGCTAAGTTAGACGCACACCAGGTCTACTACAAGGCCGAGGTCGAGGAATTCTGCAAGGTCTTCTATAAGCCGAAACGCAGCCAAACAACCGCAGATCACGCCCGGATGAATGCCTGCATCGATCCGGCTGTGGGTCGATACAACGAGCTTGAAGAGGAGGTCCGGGAGGAATTCCGCAAGACGCTTGTCGCCTTCCGGAATCTGTACTCGTTTATGGCGCAGGTAATCCCCTTCCAGGACTCGGACTTGGAAAAACTATACTCCTACATTCGATTCTTGCTCACTAAATTACCGAGAGGTGACCGAGGGCCGGTCTACAATTTCGACGACGAGGTGGCGCTTAAGTACTACCGCCTCCAGAAGATTGGCGAGGGATTAATCAAGTTGGAAACCGGCAAGCAGGAACCAGTATCCGGGCCAACTTCCGTAGGTACAGGCATCGCCCGGGGAGATGAGATCGAACTGTCCAAACTGATTGATATCCTCAATGAGAGATTCGGCACCGAGTTCAAACCTGCTGACCAGCTCTTCCTTGATTCCATCCTGGGAGATGCTGTGGCCGACACCGACCTGCGCCAAGCGGCGCTCGCCAACACGATGGAGAACTTCGGTTACGTGTTCCTGAAGGCGCTGGAGGGCCTCTTTATCGACCGGATGGAACAGAACGAGGAGATAACCGCAAAGTTCATGAACGAAAAGAAATTTCAGGACATCGTCGGCCAGCACCTGCTCAAACAGGTCTACGAACAGATTCGGGATGAGGAGAGTCAACAAGAATGAGATACCAAGCGGCCTCCGACAATAATCTCATTGCTGAGGTCGCTGGATGTCTCCGTCAGTACTGCGGAGGGACCTCCAACGCCATGCCGGTTGGCCGATTAGTTAGACTGGCAGCGTCTATTGTCCGGGAAAAGCTCTGGGGGCGGCTACATGCAGCGTCTCAAGCTCAGGAGACATCGGTTGAGCAAATGGCGACATCCGTCCTTTCAGGTTTGTTCAGTAAGGACGCGCCAGATTCGCCTTTGGTAAAGGCACTGGCGAACATGCTTCAGTACGATGATACCCCCCTGTTCCTGAAATTCAAGTCCGTGGTGGTCAGAGCCGCATCACAGGAGTTGTTCCACCGGTGGGGGGAGAACGATGCTCTGAGCGCTCGCCTCTGGAGGAATCTTCATCGAGTAATTCGCCAGGATGAGCGCGTGGTGGTTTTTCCCGTTGATAAACCCGAATGGGTCACCCTGACAAATATAGCCGACTTCAGAGCGAATGAGACTCCTCTAAGCCATGACGAGTTGGTCAGGATCATCAACGAGCAAGGTGCGCATTACGGGAATCTCACGGATTTGGTCCATGCAATTCTCTTGCAGGTCGCTCGTACTGCTGGCCTCCAAAAACCTGTTCAGGTCGAGATACTGTTCTCTGCCCTGCGTGAAACCACTTCTGAGATCAAGGCCCAACAATTGGCGAATGAGGTTCCCCGCAATCGCGATGACCCTCTTCTGTCGGTGGCCATTGACCGTGCGACCGATCAGGCTTTTCAGAATGTGGAGATCAAGCTCGCTCGATATCAGGATACAGGAAAGCTACATCCAGATGTCGTCGAAGTGTTTAGGCTAGCTCTTTCCGATCTGGTAGCCGATTGTGCTGATGGTGGCCCGGCACAGAGTTACTATGAGTATCTTCACGTGCACAAACCAAGCCTGACCCTTGAAGACTACAGGCAGACCCTGCGAACCAGATTCGAATACCTGGCTGAGTCAGTCCAAAAGGGCTTCATTGAAGCCATGAGGAAACAATACTTATGAATAGAAATCTGCAGGCGTGGTGCCCTGCACCTATTACATTGTGACAGGTTGGAGGAAGTAATTCCGTGTTTTGTTGAGGAAGCGGGAAAGATAGTAGTATGCAGAAATGGGAATGCCCAACCAGCGAGCAGTGGGAGAGGTATCTGCTGGAGGAAGACGCCCCAAACCAGGTAAGTCTGGAGCGCCATCTGGAGGACTGTCCCCAGTGCCGGTTCACGTTGACTCAGCTGAACAAGGAGCTGGAGCGCCTTCAGGCCGTTTGGGATGCTTCGGCGACGCCAGATATTATACGCCTGATGCCCTTGCCACTGGACGCTACCCCGGGCGGACCGACACCGCTGAAACTGGCCGCACAGGGTGCGCAACGAGACACCGAGAAAGATGCAATCACGCTTGCCTCGGAAGATCAACAGGTCCTGCTTCGAGCCGTTCGAGACGCTCATACCAAGGAAACATGGCTGTATGTCGTGGCTGATGATCCTACTCTGTATGAGAACGTCCTGGTGAAATTGCCCTTGGGGAATCAGGAATTCGTAACTGACACTCAAGGCCGCGTGAATCTGGGTGTCGTTGATTGGCCTGAGAAGGAGCTGTCTGCCGCCGAAGTGAGACCGCCAAAGGCCACTTTTATCTTGAGCCCATTCGGAGCCGACGAGACGGGGGACACTGCCGAACTCAAGTCGACCAGTGGTGACCGCGTCAAAGTAGCGTTGACCGGTGAAGGTCATAACTACCGTCTTGACATCCAGATTCTTGAGTTGTCGAAAGTGCACATGAAGGCGACTCTGAAGGTAGCAGTTCGTGTGGCTGGAACAGAGCAATTAGTTCAGATACAGCCAGTGGTCTCCGACCAGGCATCTTTTGGCGATATTGATGCCGTCGAGAAGCTGGAAATGTATTTCTATCAATAAGATGGGGGGCATGGGGAGTTGAATTCCATATTAGAAATCGAAAGGGCGGCATCACGACTTCGCCACGACCTGAAGCTGGCACAGATGCCTGAACTGAGGTTACTGTGCGGGCTGCGGTTCTTTGATCCCGTTGCGTCCCATCAAGGTGCAGGGATTGAGTCCTACTTCCGTGAGTTTATCCCGACTCTCGCCATCGCAGCCGGCAAGAGTGATCCCCAGGAATTCCTACCTGAGGAAACTGAATCTGTTGAGAGACTGGTTGATCTTCTGAAGACACAGCCAACTGTCGTCGTGTCTCCGGATGATATCGATGCCTTTTCGTGCCTGGCTGGCAAGATCGATATGGGTGCGGAAAAATCTCCGCTTTTACATTCGTCGCCGGGAAGTTCTGTGCGCATCACCTGCCTTTTCGTGGAACATTATCCGGATTTGGATCTGCTCCCAAGAGGCCGCATATTGAATCTGATCGTCACCGCCTCCAGGATATCCTCACAAGCAGAAGACGATGACGTCGTTGTTCGCAATCCGGTGAGTGAACCCGATGATCGATTCCTTGCCCAGGCTCGCGATTCCATCAAGGCCGCACGGGCATTCCTCGAAACTCGATACGGGTTGCCACACAAGAAGCGCTACCGATTTGATTATGCCGTTGACTCTTCCGGTGCTAGATTTACAGGTGATTCCCTGGGCGTGGCTTTTGCGGTTGGTGCCATCGCTGCCATGACTAGAACAGAGGTATTCCGCGACAAACTTTCGGTTTCGCCTTCGGTGGCGTTCAGCGGAGCCCTGTCAGCCGATGGCAGACTCAGTCCGGTAGATAGCGATGCTCTCAAACTCAAGATCTATCGGGCCTTCCATTCGTATCTGAGTCTCCTGGTGATTCCCCGCAAGCACCTGGCCGACGCACAGACACAGGTATTGGAGCTGGAAAAGAAGGATCCTGGCCGAAGGCTCGATCTGGCCGGAGTGGAGACCATCGGGGCCGTGGTCAACGATCCCCGTTTGATATTGGCTGAGCGGTCTTCAGCAGCCGCTTATGTCGCACGCAGGGCATGGAAAGCAAAGCGGTCGGTTTGGGTAGAGGTTCCGGCACTGCTGGTCATGCTGGCTGTGTTGTACTACCTGGTGGCTCCGGCCAGTTACATGCCCTGGTTTGACGATAATCCTGTCTATGCCATCGCCAACCCAGCAACTAACGGACTTGAAGTCTACAACCGGGACAGTACTTTGTTATGGGCTGACGTGCTGTCGTGTCCTATTTCCAAGATCACCAGCGATAATCTCTGGGCCACATGTTTTGGCCGGTTGTATGATTTCGACAGCGATGGCAAGAACGAGGTCGTCTTCCTGCCGAGAATCGATGAAGTATGTAACGACAGGGCGCTCCTCCGGTTCTATTCGCATGACGGGCAGCTTCGGTGGATGCGAAACGCAGCCATTCTGGGAAGATATCCGAAAGACACCACAGGAGTGCAATATGATGCGGGCTATCTAGGGATTGCGGAGACGAGGAACGGACCAATAATCATCTCCACGGTTTACCAGGAGCTACCGGCTCGCGCACATCTTCGACTGTGGAATCCGAACGGCGACTCGCTGGGATGGTATATTCACTGGGGGCACGGGGTCGTCCAGAAGATGATAGACATAGACCGCGACGGCCAGCAGGAGATTCTATTTACAGGATTCTATAACAGGAAGAAATGCGTTGCCTTGCTAGTACTGAGACCTGATTCCATTCAGGGTTTCTCGCCCATCGAACCTGGTATAGAAAACGAATACCCCTGGTGGATTCCAGGAAATCAAGTGGGCTACATTCTCTTTCCCAAATCAGACATTGGTTGCCTTCCCGGCGAGCTACCTATGGGGTACAACTCCCCCGGCCCCAACGGCATACGATTGGCTGACGACGGCCAAATTCAGGTCCATATCTCCGAATCCGTCAAATTCGAGTACACGCCTTCGCTGATCTATACCATTGATCACCGCCTGCGAGTCATCAAAGTTGCCATGAACGATTTCCTGATAACCCACCGCCGGCACCTGGTCGCAGAAGGCAAACTGCCACCGATTGAGGACGCACGGGCGTATTACGGCTCTCTCCGCGACGCCGTAACCTACTGGACCGACTCCGGTTGGGTCACCGAAGGCCAGCTTCGCATGGTCGAAGGCCGAGAATAGCCGCATTTCTCAACAAAACTGCCGATTTCTCCTGTCTGATTCTCTGCAACTGCACCACGATGCAGCTATAGAGGGTTGAATGGACAACGAAGGAATCCGAGTAAGAAGTGAAACACAAGTCTTGGAGGGTACAATGAGAACGTTGATATTGATTTCCCTGTTTTATGTGATAATGGCTTCCCCTGTATTTCCAGCGCAGGTACTTTCCGATGGAGAGGTTATTAACATCTTGGGATACACTACGCCGTGGTATTTCAAATACAATCAAGGTGATTATTTCTGGGCTGTTGTAGGGGTTAGGCCAATGAGTGGCGATGATTGGGATATTCAATTATATACTGAAACTTCATTTAGCAACTTGGTGGCATCGTCTGAATGGTCAGGCGATGCAGTGGATTATGTTGTGACTGATTACAATCATTCACCAACCGGATGGGAGGGGATAAAGATTAAGAAATACAGTGGATCAGTCGGGTGTTACGTTGAATACGAAAACGGAAGCGAATATCTAGACCCACCCGGAAGATTTGGAGCCTATAATTGGGACTCATATCATGTGGTCAAAATCTGGGATGTTTATTTAGAAGCAGGGGAGACATTTACCTTTACATTGGATATAACAAATGGAACAATTGATTTAGGGGTGGCATTATTTAAATCAGAGAACAGCGCATACTACGCCACCCGCTCTGCACAAATCAGGAAGTCAGATGTTAATGGCATATCGGGGGATGAGACCTTTACTTATACAGTGCAGTCGACTGACTGGTATGGTTTGGTAGTATGGTGCAATAATACGGCAAGCGGTGAATACTTTTTGGATATAAACTGCGAAACCCCCGGCGCACCGGTGCCATTGGTACCACATAACACAACGGCTTGTGTTAATCCGTCGGTACCTATCGACTGGACGGATGTCGGGGATGCGACAGAATATCATTTGCAGGTAGATGACAATTCAGATTTTTCCAGCCCGGTGATAGATGTCTATACATCCGCATCACATTATTATGCAAGCGGCCTTGATCCCTGGAAGACGTATTATTGGCGGGTGGCGGGATGCAATGATGATTGCGGTTGTGGCTACTGGTGTTCAACTCGTAACTTTTACGCAGTCGATGTTCCCGGCGCACCGGTGCCATTGGTACCACATAACACAACGGTTTGTGTTAATCCGTCGGTACCTATCGACTGGTCGGACGTCGGGGATGCGACAGAATATCATTTGCAGGTAGATGACAATTCAGATTTTTCCAGCCCGGTGATAGACGTCTATACATCCACATCACATTATTATGCAAGCGGCCTTGATCCCTGGAAGACGTATTATTGGCGGGTGGCGGGATGCAATGATGATTGCGGTTGTGGCTACTGGTGTTCAACTCGTAACTTTTACGCAGTCGATGTTCCCGGTACACCGGGCACACCGTCGGCTTCGCCCAATCCGGTATGCGTGAATTCACAATACTGCCTGACATGGGGTTCGGTGTCGGGTGCGACTTCGTATGAGGTCTGTGTGGGAAGCAGTTGTCAGAATGTCGGCAATACAACAAGCTGGTGCACGTCGAAGCCGTCCCCGGGCGAATACTGCTACACAGTAAAGGCAAAGAACCAGTGTGGGACCAGCGGTAATAGTCCTCAGCGATGTGTGACGGTGAATGGTCCCCCCCCTCCACCTCCTCAGCCCACAGCGTCGCCGAACCCGGTGTGCGTGGATAACGAGTTTTGTGTGAGTTGGTCACCTGTGTCTGGCGCCACATTCTATGAGATTCGGGAGAATGGTGGTTCCTGGGACAACGTGGGCAACGTGAGTCAGAAGTGCTATACCAAGAATGTCATAGGTGATTACACCTACGATGTCCGGGCATGTAACGATTGTGGTTGCAGCGGTGATAGTCCGGACAGGACAGTGACGGTCATATCGGCGCCGCCTGCACCGTTGTATGTGAGTCCGGATAGTGAGGCAAGGAAGCAGTCTCAGCCGGTCCATCTTGATTGGAGTGATGTCAGTGGTGCGGACAAGTACCAGATCCAGGTGGACACCAACCCCGATTTCAGTTTGCCGGTGATAGATGCCCAACCGTCTTACTACAACGCCTCCGGTCTCGCTCAAGGCACCAGGTACTACTGGCGTGTTCGTGCTCATAATGATTGCGGCTGGGGTGATTGGAGTTCGCCCTACAGGAACTTCTGCACGCCTGGGTTTGAGATCAAGGGCTGGGCAAAACATTACTGTGACCCTACCCTTGACGATGCTACCCCTATTAACGGTCTGTATGTGTGCCTCGTGAACACGCTGACGGATAGCATAGATACTGTCACGACTAATGCTGCTGGTGTATACTCGTTTGAGGACGTTCTTGCAGGTAGCTACAGAATCTTTGTCCGTAATTGGCCAAGTGTTCCGCTCTATGAGAATTTAGACGTGAAGGAGAACGAGAAGGGCTTCAATATTGTGCAAGGTTGCATGGATGATCAGCCTCGGCCTGCACCAGGGGATTACAATGATGCAGAGAATCCAAGCGAGAGAGAGTTACCAGGATCGTTCTTCTTGTCGCAAAACCGCCCGAACCCGTTCAACCCGATTACTGAGATCAGGTTCTCCTTGCCTCGGGGATCCCACGCAAAGCTCGAAATCTACAACGTCATGGGGCAGAGGATAACAACTCTGGCAGATAAATACCTCAGCCCGGGAGAATACTCATGTACCTGGGATGGCAGCGACGTCGCCAGCGGTGTTTACTTCTACCGTCTTGAAGCCGGTGAATTCGTCGAAAGCCGGAAGATGGTGCTGCTCAAATGAGTGCTCTGGCTGGCGCGCGTTCATTTTAGCCCGTTGCAGGACGCTGGTCGAACAAGACGCGCCAGCCCACAGCGAGGGGGATTGGGCCCAGAGTGGCAACGCTCTGGGCCTAAGCTACGCGGCCCGAAAAGCTGCCCGTTCTACCGAGCTGGTGCCACACGCAAAGTACCCGGCCGCCGTGGCATGACCTGGGAAGAGGAAGACTGGGTTGACGAGGATACCACATCGCACAGGGGGCCGGACGAATGAAGACCACTGAGATTGCACGTCTTGGCGGGATAAAGGATGTTGAGGGAACTGGAATTGATGTCGTTTCTTGCCCTCTTCGAGCGGCGCTCTCCCCACATCCTGCTGACATCCTATTGATATTAGAAGACTTACGGTTAGCGGCGGGAGAGTGAGAATGATCGGAAGCGGTTATGTTGGTCGTTGCGTTCGGGGAGCCAAAATTATAGCCGCCAACTCTGGCGGTTTTTGTTTAACGCGAAACCCCGACGGGACAACCGGTCGGGGTTTTGTCGTTTCTGTTTGAGTTGCGCGGGGTTAAGCGCATCCGTACATCATCCCTGATTCTCCGTTCCGAGACGTTCCCTCCGGGGTGAAAAACAAACCGGACGATATGCACCCGATGCCCGCGAATATCTCCTCCTGATTCTCCGTTTCTCCATTTCCAGATTCCCGCTGGTTAACAGCCCGGTGGTTTCTGACGAACCCGGTTCGACGATTCAAGAACACCTCCGGTAGGTATCTATCGTATGCTGGCGCTTTTACTGCGAAGGAGAAACACATGGATAACGATGATCACCTCCCAACGGAACCGGACGAGGTCGCAACAGAGATTGCTTCAATCCTGGCTGGAGGCTGCTTCAGACATCTCAAGTCAAGACGTCTTTCACCATCGCCCGAGTACCCATCAATCCCTACCGATGTGGCGCAAGTCGTAGAATCTGAGCCGTTTACGGAGAATCACCTTGATAGTTCGAGCCGCTAAGGCCTTCATTCATAGGTAACTTAACGCTGCGAAGAGAAGAATGGAGGTTTGGAGATGAACGCAGAGACGTACAAGGAAGTCCAGGAATTAGGCAGGATAACTGTCGGGGAGCTGCGGGAGAAATACCTCGACGTCTTCGGTGAGGAGACTCGCTCCCACCACAAGGAGTTCCTACGCAAACGTATCGCCTGGCGACTGCAGTCTCTGGCTGAAGGTGATCTTTCCCAACGGGCCCGCCGCCGGGCTGAAGAATTAGCCAACGACGCTGACCTGAGAATCCGTACTCCCCGCGATCCATACAAGTACGGATCGGCCGAGATGCGCAGTAGGACGATAAGCGGAAGAGTCAGTACCTCCCGTGATTCCCGTCTTCCTCTGCCGGGCACGCTTCTTGTGCGGGAGTTCCGTGACAAGACCGTCGTGGTCAAGGTTCTTGACGAGGGGTTCGAGTACGAAGATCGCCGCTACAAATCACTCAGCGCCATCGCACGTGAAGTGACTGGGAATAAATGGAACGGCTTTCTTTTCTTCGGTCTCACCGGAAGCAAAGTACGTAGCAATGGAAACCATGAAACCGAGAGGAGGGATGAACGAGAATGAATTCCGGAAGTCGGGCTTACACTACGCCAGGAGATATATGCCCGAATCACAATGGAACCATCCGCTGTGCAATATACACCCGCAAATCCACAGACGAAGGGCTCGACCAGGAGTTCAACAGTCTGGACGCCCAGCGGGAGTCGGCCGAGTCATTCATCAGAAGTCAGCAGCATGAGGGTTGGGTCTGCCAACCCGATGCTTATAACGACGGCGGCTTCACTGGTGGTAACATGGAACGCCCCGCACTCAGACGCCTTATCTCGGACATCGAGAATGGTGAGATCGATTGTGTGGTGGTCTACAAGGTAGATCGCTTGAGTCGCTCGCTGCTCGACTTTTCTCGCATCATCGGGCTTTTTGACAAGCACGGTGTGAGTTTCGTTTCGGTTACCCAGCAGTTCAACACGACCAGTTCAATGGGCCGCCTTACCCTGAACATCCTGCTCTCCTTCGCCCAGTTCGAGCGGGAGATCATCTCCGAGCGCACGCGGGACAAGATATCGGCAGCGAGAAAAAAGGGCAAATGGACCGGTGGGATGCCGGTGTTGGGTTATGACATTGATTCACAGGCTGGCCGACTCGTCGTCAACCAGGAGGAAGCTGAACAGGTTCGTGCGATTTTCGACCTGTATCTCGACCGCCAGAGGCTGCTCACCGTCGTGCAGGAACTCAATCGACGAAACTGGCATACGAAACACTGGGTCACCAAAAAGGGACGGGAGCGCGGAGGTAAGCAGTTCACCAAGAATAGCCTTTTCCGTTTGCTTACCAATGTAATCTACACTGGAAAAGTAAGATACAAGGATTCGATTTATCCTGGGGAACACGAACAGATTATTAGCGAGGACCTGTGGCAGCAGGGCCGGGATCTGCTAAGGCAGAACGCACGCAGTGGCGGAATAGACGTGCGCAGCAAGTACGGAGCGCTTCTAAGAGGGCTACTCTATTGCGTCCCCTGCGGCACTGCCATGATGCACACTTATACCGTTAAGAAGAACAGACGCTACCGCTATTATGTCTGCTTGAATGCTCAGCAACGAGGGTGGTCGGCGTGCCCAACGAAATCTATCAACGCCCATGATATCGAGTCCTTTATAGTGGAACATATCCATGGGATCGGCTCCAACCAGGAGATCATCGCAGAGACGGTGAGGCGGGTTCAGGCAAAGAGTGAAACCCGCCTTGCGGAACTGAACCGTGAACAACGAGTCCAGAAAAAGCAACTCAGGCGTTTGCACATAAGACTGCGGAAGCTCATCGGGGAACCATCGGGCATTTCAATCGACAGTTCCACTATTGACCAACTGGCCGATCTCCAGGATCAGATTCGTAACGCCGAGCAGCGTATGACGGAGATCGAAGATGAGATCATCACCCTGCAGAGGGAAGCGGTAGACGAAGAGGAAATAGCGCGGTCCTTGTCGGCCTTCACGCCGGTTTGGAAGTCACTTAACTCTCGGGAGCAATCCCGGATCATCAAGCTCTTAATCGAGCGCATCGGCTACGACGGCAGAGACGAAAGCATAAAGGTGACATTCCGGTCGCTTGGCATCAAGGCGCTTTGCGCGGAAAAGAGCCCGTCCAATGAAAAGGAATCGCAATGAAACAAGATGATCCGACAAAGGTCGATCCTGGTTCAAGCGCCCTGGAGGTTACCTGGACCTTTCGACCCAAGAGCAGGCACCGAGGCAGAGTGAAACGGGCATTAGAGCCAAACCCTGAAAAGCGAAACGTCGAAGCTGGCAACATGCCTCGTATCTCCCGGTTGATGGCGCTCGCCATTCGGTTCGCCGGCTTGATCCAAAACAGCGAAGTGAGTGACTATGCCGACCTTGCCCGCCTGGGTTACGTGACGCGCGCCCGCATCACGCAAATCATGAGTCTCTTGAATCTTGCTCCGGACATCCAAGAAGAAATCCTGTTCCTTCCCCGCACTACTACGGGTCGTGATCCGATCATGGAGAAAGACGTCCGCCCCGTAGCCGCCGTTCCTCACTGGCACCGCCAGCGCAGGATGTGGGAGAAGCTGGTCCAAGATCAAACGGACTGATCACGACCATCACATCCGCGAGTCTCTTTTCTCCAACTTCCCCCTATCCGCCAGCGGTCTTTATCTCTCCACCATGCCCTAAAATCGTTATTTGTGGTTTTATGTACATTTTCCTATTGCCCTGACGTTTATCAGGTCTTATAATACTACCTTATGAATTCGCCGTGGTATGCGCCGACGGCACACCTCGGCTCGAATTGTTGGTGGAGAACGGAAGTGTCGTTTAGGAGTTCAGCATCGTTCGGCAAACGCCAGGAGTTCGTTGCAATCGCAGAACTGCTGCGTCGTGGTTTTGACGTTTACCTCACGCTGGTGGATGACCAACAGATTGATTGCGTGGTTCGCAAGGAAGTGGATGGCGATCCGACATACCTGGATATCCAGATCAAGGCGCGTTCGAAAGACTGCAATCCAAGAAGTGCCGGAACGTTCGCTGCTATGGAAGTTCGAAACCCGAGGTCGAACTTCTTCTTCATCTTCTACTCTGAACAAGCCGATCACTATTGGGTCGTCCCCTCCCTCGACCTTGTGAAGGAGGCAAATCAGAACAAGACAGGGAAGAACGCAGGGAAGTATCGGATAATGTTCACGAATGTCAGCCGGAAGACCGGCCAGGTTACGCCTCGCCCCCGCTTTGAGAAGTACCAAGACAATTTCAATCTTCTGAGAGACTACGAAGGGTGACTCTCATGAATAGCAAACCAAGAGGCAGACGCCCCGTTCAGGAAATAACCGACCCACAGCGTAGGACATTGAAGGATATCCGTCGATTCTTACACCAGCGAGGATTTCCTCCAACGATCAAGGAACTCGCAGACATCCTCGGGATATCGCACGCCAGCGCCCATGACCAAGTGAACCAACTCGTGCGGAAGGGCTTTCTGCGGAGAGAACCACGCAAGGCGCGGGGGCTTGCTGTCATTTGCGAACCGGAGGATGAAACCTCGAATTTATTGCCCGTGCCTATTGTCGGCCAGGTAGCTGCAGGACAACCGATTCTCGCTGAGGAGAACATCATCGGCGAGATCTTGGTCGAAGATAGAATCGCACAGTCGGGGCGTTGTTTCGCGTTGGAAATCGCCGGTGACAGTATGGTCGACGCTGGTATCAACGACCAGGACTTCGTAGTGGTCCGCCAGCAGCCAGTGGCTGAGAGCGGAGATATCGTGGTGGCCTTGCTTGGCGACGAGGCGACTGTGAAGCGGCTTTACATTCGTGACGAGAAGATCGAACTTAGGCCGGAGAATCTGAAACACCAACCCATTCCGATTGGGCCTGACGACGGATTTTGCATCCTTGGAAAGGTCATCGGAGTGAGGCGGCCAATCCGAAAAAAGTGAAATCAAAATGGCCATGACTAAGAACCGTTGCGCCAAATCCCACTTCGACGTTAACTTCCAAGAGCATTCAGACCGACGCGCCGCAGCGCGATGGGCTTGGAAATGTCTTGAGAATCTGGCATGGGTCTTCTGCGAGTATCACTGCAAAGGGTTCTCGTGCAGCGAGTTCCGCGGCCGCGTTGAGTTATCCCTGTTTCAACTAAGGACTGCCTCTAAGCGAAAGAGGGAGAAGCGATGGAACGATGTACAAAGAGATATACACGAGGCACTGGCGCATCTACATGAGTTGAACACTCTGATCGGCGCCTGTCCAGCGTGCGCCATCGTGGAGGCTTTCTCGTCTTTCCCTCTCATTGCCGAGTACTCGCCAGCACTGCCTGCAACTACTGTAGTGAGACATGTGATTCCCTACCCTGGCGGCAAGGATCTCGACGGTGATCAGATTATGTCCGTACCGTGTGTTATCATCAGGCCCGATTCTACAGTCTTCGGGGAGGAGACGGAAGCGAGGCTTCGTGAGTTAGCTCTTCTCACTCTCGATGTTTCGGACTTGCCTGCCATACCACTCAATGAGTATGACGAGATCAAGAAGAAGCTCATTCCCGGTCAAGAGGTTGTGAAACGTCTGGATGAACTTCGCAGAAAGCGCAATACGGGGCTCGTCAAGGCCGAGGCAACTGGGAACCGGGCTACACGCAAAGCGGCCAAGAAGAAACCCAAGAAGCGTGCCACACGGACTGCTACCATCGATGGTCTTAAGCAGGCACTAAGAGAACACCTGCGGGCAGCACGCGATCACGCATACAAATCACGCGATCGCGGGATTAGTCCTCTACTGCTGCTTCGACCTACCCAGAAGCAACTTGCCGCTCAACTGAATGTCAGCATATCTTCCATATCCAGAGCAATTAACGATCCTTTAGACAGGGAGATCGGCATTCTCTGGGAAACCGCCAACGATCTTCAACAAGTTATGAGGTTCAAGGGGTAACCTTCCTCATTGCAGTTTGCACGACTTCCTGCAACTGCAATTATCATATCCACGCGCCGTAGTCCTTTTAGCTAACGAGGTTGCGGACGCCTCCACACCTCCTGCAATCGTTTCCTGCAATTCCTCCGAAGGGTGACGGGCTAGCGCACGGTGCGCTGCTCATTCAGAAGACCCTCGGATTGAAGGAGTCATATGCAGGAGACCGAACGTGACGCTACGAAGTCTTCCCTCTCGCAACCGAAGACGCAGCTAATCGAGTTGATGCAGCACATCAACTTTGGTTGCATCGAGGGGATCGTCATCCGTGAGGGCGAGTTAGTCCTTGATCCGCCGCCGCGTGTGGTCAGGGAGATAAAGTTCTGCGCGGAAAACGGCCCACGACCGGAGGCCACCAAGCAGGATTTCGTGCTCAAGGCTCAAGTGTGCGATTTTTTCACACAGGTTGAAGCATTGGGTAACGGAGTCATCCACTCGCTCGAGATCAAACACGGCCTCCCATTCAAAATGAATGTCGAGGAGAACACTGCCTGAGAACGGGGGGTTGGCTCCCCAATTGTGAAATGAGCTTTTCGCTACCTGACAACTAACCGGCCACGAAGTGGAGGCGTTGTGGGTGCCGCTGACGCGGTGAACCTGCGACGCCTCTTCTCATAGTGGTCACTGCTTCCGTCGGCACCCACGCCCCCTCGGCCACGAGGAGGTCCAAATGGGTTTCGACAATCACCCGGAAGCAGTCGACGAATATGCCGTTCGACTAATCAAGTACAAGGCCAGACAATTGGTCGGGAGGGTCGGATTCACCGAGTCCGACCGCGAGGACCTGGAGCAGGATATGATGCTGGACTTGCTCCGACGACTGCCGAAATACGATCCCAGACGTGCTCAGCGCAACACCTTCATCACCCGGGTGGTAGAGCACAAAACCGCCACCATTATCGAATCGCAGAAAGCCGGTATGCGGGATTATCGCCTCCGCTGCTCCCTGAACGACCGGTTCGAGGACGAAGAAGGCAGCTCTGTGGAGCGCATGGAGACCATCGACCAGGAGGACTACCTGCGCCGCACCAGCAAGCTTGCACGACCCGCGTGGGAGTTGCGCGATCTTTCCCTTGATGTCCAGAGAACAATCGAGAAGCTCCCGCCCGAACTGCGCGAACTGTGCAAGCGCCTCAAAACGGAAAGCATCACCGAGATCTCCCGCGATACAGGGATTCCGAGGGGAACGATCTATGAGTCCCGCAAAAAGCTGTGTGCAATCTTCGAGGACGCCGGACTGAGGGACTACCTCTGACCGCCCGACGGTCCGGAGTCGCTTCCGGTAGGTATTGACCGGGTCGGATGCCGGCAAGGCGTTCGAGAAACTCCAACGGTATCCGGCCCGGACGCGCCCTCCAAACGGACCGCAATGAACGGAGGAAAGACAATGAACCGCGAACTCTACAGATACAACTTCAACACCAAGGTCCCATTCCGGGACGTCGAGGAGTCTCTGCTCCTTGCCGTGCTCGCCGCCGAGAGCCTGCACGGTCGAGCTTTGGTACGACTTGATGCGTCCTTCTGCCTGGACTCGAAAAAGCGTTCCTGCGTGGTGGACGCGGCGACTGATGTCGGACGCGCCATCGCCCGGATTTTCACCGGGTTCCTCTCCCGTGAGTTCGGTGAAGAGGCGTTCAAGGTCGAAAGGGTCGGAGACGCGCATCCGGTTTCTCCGGAGCTGAAAGCCACGGGGGCCGCGTGATGGGTGCGGCGACGATCACCACCTACCAACGGCAAGGAGTACATCCTGTTCGCTGGTCTGCTCGACGAGGCCCACCGACAGGGGCTGAACGCGGTCAAAACCTGCCTGTTGCACATGCCGACAAAAGACCAGCCGCTGGCAGTTGTCTCGGCCGAAGTCACAACCAGCAAGGGCACTTTCCACGGTCTGGGCGACGCCAGCCCTGACAACGTGAACGAGTGGATCGCGCCGCACTTGATCCGCATGGCTGAGACCAGGGCCGTGGCCAGAGCGTTCAGGTTCGCCACCAACGTCAGCATGACGGCCTATGAAGAGCTTGGTCGTGACAGCACAGGCAACGGCTCTGTAGGTGCTTCTGCGGTGTCAAACGGCTCCAAGAAGCCCAAGATGACTCAGGAGCAGTACATTCGCACGCTGTGTGACCAGCGGGAAGTGCCGATCGAGCTGGAGCTGGAGATACAGAAACTGTTCGATCACAAGGCGAAGACCGGCAAGATTCCCATTGCGGGTGGGTCACACGCCATCGACCAGTTGAAGCTTTGTCCGAAGAAAGGCAAGGTGGGGTAGGTTGCTGCGCAGATCATCATGAAACAAGGGGCCGGTGCCGAGTAGTGCTGGCCTCTTGTCCTTACTGTTCGGGCGAAGCCTGGGTGGCACACTTTTCGACCGCCCCTTGGGACACTTTTACTCCGGCGTTTACAATATTGTTATACATTTGAAATTTCGCACTCAAAGGGATGTTTTTTCTGCAAAAGACATAGAATGTGACTATTTATCATATGACGGAGTCAAGGACGAGGAGTTAGTTAAGGTCCGGAAACCCTCGTCAATAAGGGCTTTCGGGATTGACAAGCATGAAAGTTTGAGTATATTTCTTTTATTGGGAAGATATGCATCTTGGTCCATCACTCCTGAGAATAAACCGTAATTGGAGTTATTTATATGGGCTTACTCGACGATCCAGAAGTTAGTCAAATTCAAAATCATATATCAATAGAGCACTGCAGCCCGTTGGTTTTCAAAACACGGGCTTTTTTGATGTTTCTGAGAAATCAATCTAAACATTTAGGATACAGGGGGAAGCTATGAAGGTATTTATCTGTATTTTATCCGTTGTAACAATAATATTGTTTGTGAGTGATGTTTCTACGGCTCAAACCTATATTGGTGGAGCCATAACTACGAATACTACACTAAGCATAGATGGCAGTCCTTACATTGTCTGAGGCCAACGGGACTCCTGATAACCGGATAGTTTTCACTTCCAATGCACCTGTCCCCCAGCCAGGTGACTGGGTTGGGATAAAATATCACAGTTACACGCTTTCCGATAGTTTACTTTACTGTGATATCAAGTATGCCGGGGCGGTGGATACCTTGTTCGGTGTCGCTCAGGCTGGTGTATATTTCCGTGGTCAGGCCGACAAGCTAAAACAGATTAAGAGCTGCACGATTGATTCCATTCTTGGATCAGGCGTGTTTATGGGTGCGAGTACTGACACTCTGGAATTAGTCGATTGTTCCATTACTAATTGCACCGGTTATGGTATTTATGATTACGGTCGATCTGCTTACAGTTCAATTGAAAATTGCACAATTTCTTCCAATGACAGTGGGGGCATCCATTTAGTTAGCAACTACTTTGACGATGTGGTTTATCGCTGAGGCCAACGGGACTCCTGATAACCGGATAGTTTTCACTTCCAATGCACCTGTCCCCCAGCCAGGTGACTGGGTTGGGATAAAATATCACAGTTACACGCTTTCCGATAGTTTACTTTACTGTGATATCAAGTATGCCGGGGCAGTGGATACTTTATTCGGTGTCGCTCAGGCTGGTGTATATGCTCGGTCAAAGGATGCTGACTATCCCAAGATTTTTAGACATTGTCTAATCGCCAATAACTTAAACTGTGGTGTGTATTGTTCAATTGCTTCTGAAATTATTTTTGAAAACTGTCACATTATCGGTAATGTGGGAGATGGACTCTATAATATTAATGCTTCAAGACCGCTTATCATTGGTGGTTCTTTAGACTACAGTTGTGATATATATGACAACACTGATTTTAATATTGTCAATTCATCTGGTACTTCAACCAACGCCCAGTATAACTACTGGGGTACAACTGACTCAGCTACGATTGCTGCAGGAATCAGTGGACCTGTCAATTGGATTCCCTGGGCATATCAATCACAGGACCTTCCCCATATCGCACTGTCGACAGAGAATTTGATCTTTCAAGGCGCAGAAAACAGTGTGGCTCCAACCGAACAGACATTTTCCGTATCAAATACGGGCGGCGGTACACTGGACTGGTACATTGACGAGCAGATTTCCTGGTTAGATATTACCCCTTACTTCGGCACGAGCAACAGCCAGGAGATTACGGCTACAATCAACACAACATCGCTTGCTCCGGGGACATATAATGAAGTTATGACCGTTACCAGTTCCAACGCCGACAACAGCCCGCAATTTGTGACGGTCGAATATACTGTATCTGCCGGTCCGCACATTTCACTGACGCCAACTAATCTCAGCTTCTTGGCGGTCCAAGATGATCCTACACCCACCCCGCAGACGTTTGAGATATCAAATACCGGCGGCGGAACGCTTGACTGGTACGTGGATGAGCAGATTGAGTGGCTGGATCTTGATATACGGCAAGGACCGGGCAACAGCCAGGAAATAACGGTTACGATAAATACCACCGGTTTGGCACCAGGCACCTACAATGAAGTGATGACCGTGACCAGCTCCAACGCCGATAACAGCCCGCAATTTGTGACGGTCGAATATACTGTATCTGCCGGTCCGCACATTTCACTGACGCCAACTAATCTCAGCTTCTTGGCGGTCCAAGATGATCCTACACCCACCCCGCAGACGTTTGAGATATCCAATACCGGTGGCGGAACGCTGGACTGGCACATAGACGAACAAATCGACTGGCTGGACATAACCCCGTTTTCCGGCACATCCAACTACGCTGAGATCACTGTAACCGTAAACACCACGGGTTTAGCGCCGGCGACTTACAACGAAGTCATGACGGTTACGAGCACCAATGCCGACAACAGCCCAGAATACTTGGCCATTGAGTATGCGATCTCGTCTGGTCCGCACATCCAATTAAGTCCCTCCAGTCTTCACTTTGCTGCAGCTCAGAATGATGTCTTACCTGATAATCAAACTTTGACTATAACGAATACGGGCGGCGGTACGCTGGACTGGTACATAGATGAGCAGATTCCCTGGTTGGATATCGACCTGTACTACGGTACGAGTAACTACCAGGAGATCACCGTTACCATCAACACCACTGATCTGAATCCTGGTACGTACAACGAAGTTATGACCGTCACGAGCAGCAACGCCGATAACAGCCCAGAAGTAGTTTCTGTGACTTACCAGGTCCACAATCCTGATGGAACGCCGGTGGAGTTGGCGCAGTATGACTTTATTAAAGATCGCCTGGAGAATCTTGAAATCGACCTATTTGTGGGCACAATTATCCCTATCCCGGTCGTGAACAGTTATGAAATGCAGGATGCCAATTCGTTTGTGGATAATGTAATCCGACCCGGCTATCCGACGGAAGTGCAACTGGAGACTTTCCAAAGGCTTTTGATGGTAGCTAAGTTGGTGAACGCCGGTTACCGTTACATTCCTGATGCAGCAGACCCACCACCGGAAACAGAGACAGTAAGGGGTGCGGAGGAGATGTGGGATTCAGCAGTCAAGAACACCATATCGGCCATAACGCCGGCTTTAGCTTTCTTGGCGCTTGGAGAGAAAGGTGGGATGATTGCCAAGCTGCTGAAGAAAGTGCTGAAGACAGTCCTTGGATATATTCTCGACATTTTTGGAGAGATCAGGAGGTTCATTCCTGATGAGGATGTACGTCGAACGTGGGGTATGCTGTTCGATCAGGTCAAGGCTGGGTTAATAAACTGTCTCGCAAGCGAACACGTCTCGGATTGCCTTATAAACAATGCAGCCGTTCGGATTGTGTTTGATGAAGCCGCACTCAGCCTGATACATGTTCCCTCCACACAGGATGCTCTTGATGACGCCGGTAGCTGGTCGACAGTCTACAACTACTCCAATACTCTTGAGGAAGCCACCGATAACTTCCAGGATAGGTGGTCTAATATCAAAGACATGACCGATCAGTCGGCAGCTGTCATAGCCCAGCACGAAGAAGATGCTGGTGGAATGGGTGTGGCAGAAAGGCTTCAAGAGTTGTCTGATGCGATGGACGAAGGTTTTTTCAAGCTTAAGTGGGTTAAGAAGGCGGTGGAGCTTTTTGGCGATCTGGTCGGAGTAAACAAGTCTGGTCATTCAATAATGGCAGCCGGAGAGGCACTTGAGACAGCTATCTCCATTCAGACTGAAATAACTCTCGGCGCATTCTTTGTCTATCATGGCACGGCCCCCCCGATGTATCCAATGCACACACCAGGAATGGTGTTGGCAGCCGGCAATACCAGAAGCAGCTCGGCTTCAAAGGCGCCACTTCCCCAAGAAATCTCAGCCTACTCCGACTGGTGTGACAGCGTAACCGCTGCTGCTCTATCTGGAGATTCACTTGAAACATGGACTGCCGCCGAGAGCCTAATTGTAAGTGCGGATTTAGTCATGGCCGTCTTCTCGCAGTCATCGGGAGTCCTTACATCGAAAGCTGATAGTGGGCGAGCAACCATACCTGATTTCGACGCCGCTCTCGAACAAGCCGACACAGCTATCACAAACGCGAACTTGCGGCTATTACAGGGTTCGTTCGTTGCCTTGGGACTTCAATTGAACCCCTTTGATGCTGAATTCAACACGCTTTCGACATCCACCTTCGACACTGTAGTGACGCAGTTAGCTGATAGCTGGATGCTGGTCGATAGTGTGATCGGACTACTAATTGATATTCCAGCAGTTCCCACACTCTCAATCACGGCTACCCCAGAATGGTCTCTTGTAACTCGTGATTCGCTTGTCACAATTGACCTGACGGTCAGGAACATCGGTGATGCTGTGGCTACGGGCGTTTACTGTCAGATACACGATGCCGGCTTTGTCACAATCCATAGCAGCGATTCGGTTCCACTTCCGGACCTGCAGCCCGGGGAGGAAGTACCAGCTACATACACCGTTTCACTGAACTGGGTACCGTCTCCGGTCTCCTTTTACCAGACGTCCCTACTCAACATCGTGGCCTTCCCTGAGAATGGCATTGGCGGCCAGGTTGCAGTCGCTCTAATGGCAGCCACCTCGTCCTGCGGCGACATCGACGGTAGCGGCACACTGCCAATCGATATCGCTGATCTTGTCTACCTGGTGGACTTCATGTTCAATAGCGGCCCGGAACCGCCAGTTATGGAAGCGGCCGACGTGGATGCCAGTGGCGGGCTGATCGATATTGCTGACCTGGTATACCTGGTGGACTATATGTTCAACGAGGGGCCTGAGCCGACCTGTCCATAGTAATGGCTGTGGTGTGCGACCACGACAGTAGACTGTATCAGAAGCCCCTTTAAGGTGCAATATCCCTCCCATTGCACCGGGGCTCACCCCTCTGGCTGCCAAGCCAAACCAAGCCGGTTTGACGCCTAAACCGCCCTGTAAGCCACGATCTTTCACAGGGTGGTACTTCTGATACTCCTTCACCGAGAAAGTCGCTCAGACGGGCCAGCCCCGACAATGTGAACGAGTGGATCGCACCGCACTTGATCCGCATGGCCGAGACCAGAGCGGTGGCCAGGGCGTTCAGATTCGCCACCAACGTCAGCATGACGGCCTATGAGGAACTTGGCCGTGACAGCACGAGCAACGGCTCTATCGGCGCTTCTACGGCGTCAAACGGCTCCACGAAGCCCAAGATTGTAGATATACCAGACCTTGCGGGACATATTGTGTTATCATGTAAGCCACAATGTGGAGGTTGGTATGTCGATCTGTCCGATTCGATCAATTAGACTGAAGAAGCTGGTGTTGGAGTGGGCCGAGGCGCATTGCAGCGTTACTGAGGCTTGCCGGGAGTGGGATGTGCCCAGATCAACGTTCTACAGGTGGAAGGAAGCTTACGCCAGACATGGTGATGCGGGATTGGCTCGGAAGAGGCCAATTGCAAAGAGTCATCCGCGACAGCTGTCCCCGGAGGTGGTCGAGAAGATCCTTCATCTGAGGCAGGTGTATCACTTCGGGCCTGAGCGAATCACTTGGTATCTGGGGCGTTATCACGCTGTTAAGACTTCCAGTTCGAGCGTATATCGAACCCTTATCCGCCATGGCTTGAGACGCTTGCCCAGAAACGTCGGCCGTCGGGCTATCCACACCAGGCGTTATGCAAAACGGGTTCCTGGCCATCACATCCAGGTTGACGTGACGTTTCTTACTCTCAAGAACACCGAAGGCAAGAAGATCCGTCGTTTCCAGTACACCGCCATCGACGATGCTACTCGGGTGAGAGCCCTGAGGATCTACAAGCGCCATACTCAGAAGAACGCCATAGATTTCATAGATTACGTGATCGAGAAGTTTCCCTTTCGCATCCATACTGTCCGAACCGATCGAGGACACGAATTCCAAGCTCTGTTCCACTGGCACGTAGAGGATCGAGGTATCCGCCATGTTTACATCAAACCCCGTTCACCGCAGCTAAACGGTAAAGTCGAGCGATCTCACCGTTCCGACAAAGAGGAGTTTTATCAGCTGCTGACCTACACTGACGATGTGGATCTGAACAAGAAACTGGAGGAATGGGAACGATTCTACAACTTTGGTCGTCCCCACGGTGCGTTCGACGGAAAAACTCCTTACGAAGCCCTCAGAAGTATGTTATAATAACTGGAGAACTGTCCCACGAGGTACGTCATATCACACCTGTTGTAGGTTCCAACGGCCGCTGACGACAGACCGGCCAACGGCATAGCTCACTCACACCCGCTAAGACCTGTATCCACTGTAGTGCAGTATGATCCTCTTGATTCTCCGCCTGACGAGAATTCTGGATTTCTCGTTTCTGCGAACCTTAGAGTGAAGGGTGTCCTCTTCGATGTTTCCTCGCCTCCAATTCACGATGGGGGAATCCACATACGCGATACTATCAGGGTCAGATCTTAGGTTGGCAAATCCTCTTACGATAAAGGCAATATCCTCCATGTCATTCTCGAACTGAAATGAATATCCACCCAAACACCTTGCAAATACTGCATTCCACAGCACTGTGTGCGCAGGAAATTGAACCTTATTATCATCGATTATCATATCGGTAAGACACTCTTTTCGACAGGGCCATATCTGATACAAAGAGCCATCGGTGTTCACATCTCGCTGTATTCCATAGGTCATCAACCTCCTAGAATCTGCCAAATGCGATTCCACAAGGCTTTTTAAGCTGTCTTGCTCTGAAAAACGGTCATCATCATCAAGAAACAGAACATGCTTTATCTCTCTGCTCAGAGAGAATAAGCCGTGATTTCTTGTTGCCGCAGCTCCCTTTCGCATCACATTCTTTATGTACGTTATCCGCGGATCCAAACGCATGTAGGTTCGAGCGATTGTCTCTGTCTCTGGTAGATTACCATTGTCGACGATTAGTATCGAGAGATTGCAGAAAGATTGCGACAGAATGTTGATAAGCGCCCCTTCGAGCATCCAAGGACGGTTGTGAGTTGCAACGACGACAGCCACTTTGCTTACAATCCTATCTTGGCTTTCCTCTTCTTTCACAACGCAACACTCATTCTTCAGAAACATCGCTGACAGCTCCTCCATTAGCCAGAAATACCTTGACAAGGCGAAACCCAATGGTATCGGCTCGTTCGCCAGGGTAGGCATGTCCTCGGTAGCCGCACCTAAGGTGTCTTACGGATCGATACCAAGAGCCGCCTTTGACTACACGTTGCTTTCCCCTTTTGGGGCCTGTCGGATTAACATGAAATCCTGGTTCATATCCCTCGCGAAACCAGTCAAAGCACCAATCGAATACGTTCCCTGCCAAATCATAGATCTTCTCCTCATTACTTTCATTTGGATATGTAGCTGGGAAAACACCAACTGGCGTTGTTTTCGCAATGCCCATATCACCATAGTTGGCTACAAGATTCGTGTGTGGATCGGGGGGGACATCTCCCCAGGGGAAAACTCGTCCCCCCTCATGAGCTCCTCTGGCAACGCGCTCCCATTCTGCTTCTGTAGGTAGTCTGTAGATTGTGACCGACCTGCACCTAGCCGTGTACCACACAGTGTATGCGACAGCTTCATACCAAGACACACCGACTACCGGCAGGTTCGGAGCATTCCAAAGTCGATCTCCCCAGTGTTTGGGCAAAGACACTTTCCCATTCAGTCGCCATCTCCAATACGTAGATCTGCTTCCTCCCCACCATTGAGGATCTTCATATCCTCCGTCATCAACAAACTCCCTGAATTCGCGATTTGTAACCGGATAACGCGCGATCCAATACTCACTTAGCTTTACGAAGTTGGAAGGATGTTCGCGCGGTTCCCCGTGGTCATCGCCTCTCTTGAGTCCGCAAGGCGGTATTCTTATGAAGCTTCTCTCAATAGCGTCTCTTTTCAATCTCTCATCTCCAATGTATCCGATCGCCAGACCTGCCGATATACGGTCCTTGAACAGAACATCTTGCCGATCCAGGGCATATGTGCATTTTCTCACCATGTTCAGTAACTTGGGTGGTTCGAATGAAAAGCCAACGGGTCGCAAGTCCTGCAGTATTGCTCCAACAAGGCCCAGTGCCCTAAAACGAGTATCTGCGTTCTCGTCACCAACTCTCAGCAGCCGACTCAAGAATTGGCTGACCTTATCGAAGCCTTGGGTCGAAAGAACCCCAGCATGGAGCAATACCACTTCTTGCCACTCTGGATGAAAGGCTCTTTCACCCTTGAATAGAATCTCACTCTGAGTCTTGTCCGGTTTTCCGGCTATGGCGACCGCTGCTAAATACTCCATGAATGTTGGGTGCCAGAAAGTTACGTTGTTCCCTCTAGCCAAGATGATTCCACTGTCCACCTGTTCCTGCAAAAGGAAGTTCTCCGCGCTAGTTATCGTTTCCTGTGCAGAGGTACCACTAAACGCATGGGCAATTGCCTCAGAAGCCTCTCTCAGAGGGATAGTAATCACTCGCCCCCTAGACGAAGACTGCATAGCGAACGCAAGCACTGCTAGCCAGCGCTTTGTTTCACTTTCACTGGCCCGGTTCTTGCGCCGTTCACGAGAGCGAAGTAACCAATTGATCACAGTTGCATACAGTTCGACTCGCTGTTCCGGGATGCGTTTTTCATTCCAATGAACTACGCAAAGCGCCGTTAGCATAACAGGATTACGAGCCATCCTTGCAATTTCCTCGCGACTGTTAATAGCTGTCAGAAGCTCTTGTCGCAGCTGCTTGGTTTCTCCTGTGTCCGCACCTTTGAGTCCATTTGTCCACCTCACCACAAAGTCTTTTATCGCCAGTTCACCTAGCCCAGCAACGGTTACCATTGAAAAGCCGCTTAACAGACTATCGCTCTCGTAAGCCACAGGCCTAGTAGTAACAATGAACTTGCAGTCTTTGTAGACAGCCACCGCCTCGTCAATGATGTGCCTGACGCGCCGTCGCATTCGGCGGTCCGGAGTCTCGTCTAGACCATCGAGCAGAACGATGCAGTCCCCAGCACTTAGCTTGGCTTGGAAATATGTCTCATCAAGTCTCCAGTTTCTTTCTCTGCCGTATGTAGCCAGGAACTGAAATAACCAAGAAGGAGAACTAGCAGTTGATGGCATACTCGATCCTACTGCTCCCTCATTGATGCTGACCGCCTCAAGATATTCAGAAAACTCAGAAACTCTTATCAGTATTGGGAAATATGCCTGACCTAATCCAAGTAACCGGTGGTGAGCATCAGGGTCTATTCCAAGTTGGGAAAGACACAAAGCGTTAGCAACACGATTGAGGAAAGTGCTTTTTCCAAAACCAGGATCCCCGATTATGACAGTCCTATGACTTTGCTGGAGGACATCATCTAGAGGGATGATCGTCTCAGAGAATGCATCGCTGTCTTCCCTTTCAGCTGACACTAATACGTCGGAAGTTCTTGCCTTTAGTTCCACATACAGGTCATGAATAGGAAATGAATGAGCTTTCCCAACTCCTATTCCCAAGCCGCGAATGTCTATGCAGGATGTCTTCTCTAGTAGCTGCTGTAGGTAGGTATCAACGTCAACCCTTGTGGTTCCAGTTCTCTCTTTCCTCTCTGCAAGAAAAGGTGACAATCGATCGAGTTCCCAGGTATAAGAGCCTCTATCACAAGCTTGGGGATATGTCTCTACATCTCGGATATAGAGAATTTCTGCTCCTCGCGTTGCCTTTCTAAGATAGACTGTAATGGTTCCTTCATCACTATCTAAGACGCCATAATTGTAGGCATTCTTTGCCCATCTACTACGATCCGAGTAGGTCGCACCGGCGGAAACCAGCAGATGTTCCCTCTCGGGCTCCTTTGAGTATCTAATGCGTTGCTCATGAAGATGACCATGGAGGACAATTGGGCATCTCTTTGTGAGCAAGTCATAGGCTGTTTGTACGTCCCTATGATGCAACGCAGTAGACGGGTGATGGAACATCGCGATACGAACCTTGACATCGGGCGCTATTTTTTCCAGCAACTCGTCAACCTGTGGCAATCCTATCAACAGCCGCCGCTCTGAGTCTTCGTTATCTCTGCAGCTCATCCAGCTTGAGTTTATTCCCAAGATCTCAATAGGAATTTCCCCTACTTCGACTCTCTCAAGGAAGGCTAGATTCGCCGCAGGGCTTTTCCCTAACAATCGAAGAAAGGAAGCGAAGTTCTGGAGCTTGGCAGCAAAAAAGGCTCGCAGAGGCCAAGCTCTTTTAAGTTCTAAGTACAAGTCCTCCGAAGACTGATTGGGATTGGACAGCTTGTCAAACGCAGCTTGATATAAGAAATCATCCTCAACCACTCCACGATTGACGTCGTGATTGCCTGGTACTATGAAGACTCTGTCTTTAGGTACACGGATGATCTCCTGTAGTTCATCAACAAACTGGACTGCTTGTTCATACTCCTGCTCTCTCCCAGACCAAGCCAGGTCTCCCGTTATGCAAACGAAGTCAGGCCTTAAGACAATGCCTGCCCTATTTGGTAGAGAGGCCCCTTCTTTTGTCTGATGGTCTCTTATATCGCTCAACAAGGCCTTCTTCTCTAGATGCCAATCTGCTGAATTCTCCGAATCTATGTGCAGGTCTGATATGTGGAGCCAAGTTATCGTAGCCATGACTGTTACCGTCTAATACTCCAGCGAAAAGATGTTTCTGGGTGCCTTGCTGAAAGCGATGCATTCCGGTTGCCCCAAGAGCCACAGTAACTCATTGATAAAGCGACAAATCATGAAATACCCTTCACGACCTTCGGATGCATCCTCTGCCGGCGAGTATAACACACTGGTATCAACTAACGTTATTGAACTTCTGTGGATTATCAGGTTAGTTGCACCCCAAAGGTCTGGAACTGCCAGCACCTCTCGGTTCATTCTTACCACACAATCAATGAAATCCAGTACGTTCTCCTTCAATCTGGCGCTAGACAGTATTCGGTCTATCATTGGATTGCTGCAATGCAGCGCAGGAGTCCCAATAGCACCAAGAGAGTACTCTTGTACTATCAAGTCCTGAACTAGTAAGTAGGCTTTTTCGGTTTTGGAGAGATCTGCTTCGAACACACATTGCCATGGGACGTGATTACTTAGATACCTGGATATGAGAGTGAAATCCTTCGTGGCCCTTCTACCCATTGATTTTCTTGAACGTGGCCTTTTCGATAACTTCAAGACGAAAGGCAATCTGGGGTCATAGAACACGGTCCAATATCTTCCTTCCATAAGTTTGCCGCGGAATGTCGACAAGAAATCGCCTAGTGTCGAGGACGGATCCTCTACGAACATTGATGCCATAGCAGGACTTTTTGACATATCGGTTGGCGGTTGTTCCGATGTTGAGAAGACATCAATTCTGGGTAAGACCCGACCCAACAAGAATTGAATGAGACCTTGTCCTTGAGCCGCATCTTTATCTGTCATCCCATTGCCCTCCGGGAATGCTTAGTACAAACGGAGTACGACCCTACACTAGGCCGCCCAACAATGATTAGATGAATCCTCATAAAATGCGGAGTTGCTTGTTTCTAACCGCATAAAACACCTCTAGAAATCCTCCAGTCAGTGCACCAACCCTTCCTATTTCCTTGGGTTGTCGCCGCCTCAACCGTTTTGCTCGCCGTGTTGTGCGGATCAGCAAAAGAACCTCCTTGTCATAGCCCGTCCATGAGGCTGCGGACACCCGAGGGTCCCCGGTTGAGGAATGGGCACAGATCATTGCGGTTCTCACGTACCACACCGCCAAGTCATTCTGAACGCTGAGAAGACCATGTTTTTCTCCCTATCAAGAAACCGCCGTAACATCTCCAGCCCGCTCATGGGCGGGGCCTTTTGTCTATTGTGCGGTGGTTCTTTACCCACGCATCCAGTTCTTCTACATCAAAACGCCAGACCCGTCCCATCCGGTGGGCCGGCAGGTCACCTTCACGAGCCAGACGGTAGATCGTGGACTTGCCAATTTTCAAGTGCTTCGCTGCTTCTTCCAGAGTCAACCAGGTAGTCATGAATCACCGTCTCCATCTCCACTCGTGATCATTAAAGGCTAAATAATAACATTTCTGAGCACAAAACGCAACACATCTTCCGGTCGCCGTCAGAATGCGTTTCTGATCGGTATGTATCTATCAGCGTGGAAATCAGTGAAGGCGGAGCCGAAATGGTATCGAAACAACCGAACAACGTGAAGGACTACTACCGGCGGATTACCGGGTTGGACATCGGCATGATCGCTCGGGAGTTCCTTGGTAGCAGGGTCTTGCAAGAATCCGCTCGCCTTCTTCAGTGCGATTGCCCTAACCACAAGAGCCAATCTCACCGGTCGCTCCATATCATGCTGGACAAGCAGGGATGGTACTGTTTCGGCTGCGGCGTGGGCGGCGATGTGTTGCAGCTGGTGGAGTTCATCCATTCTGGTTTCGTGACGCGGGGTCAATCCGGCTCTATGCCGGAGAGCCACCAGCGGGCCCGCGATTTCCTCGCCGCGAAGGTGGGGCTTCCGCCCCTGGCCAAGCACGGGTTGTCACCAGAGGAACTTGCGGCGGCCGAAGCCGAACGCCTGACCGAACTACGTGTTCATGCGGTCCTGACCGCGTTGGCGGAACACTATCACGGGCGCCTCAAGAATAACCCCGAGGTCCTCGAATGGCTCCGCTCCAAATACGGCATTTCCGAGGAGACTATTGACAACCTCCTCATTGGATTTGCGGACGACGACCCCTCGGGTCAGACCGGTAAACCGGCGGAAGGCATCGTCAGCAATCTGACCGGAAAGGAATTTGGGTTTTCTCTCCGAGACTTGGCCGCATCCGGCGCGTTCCGCCCGACAAGCCAGGACGGACTTGATCCCTTCTTCAACCGGCGCATCGTCTTCCCATACTGGAGTCGTGGGCGTGTGGTCTTCATGATCGGCCGCAAAACTCCGTGGACTCCTGACCGGAACTGGGAGCATGCCAAGTATAAAAAGCTCCCGGTCCATAACGACAGTTCGAACAAGCACATTGCCCCATGCATCGACAACAGCTACCTCTATAACGAGGACTGCCTGCTCACCGGCCCGGAGCGGTTGATCATCACCGAGGGCGTTACCGATTGCATTTCGCTCATGGAGCATGGGTTCGCAGCTGTGTCGCCGGTCACGGTCCGTATCCGGGCCGCCGACTGGGAAAGGCTGCTGCCGCGCCTGCGCAGCGTCAAGACCGTCTACATCTGCCAGGACAACGAGTTATCCCAAGCCGGATTGCACGGTGCGCTTAAAACCGCGTCCGTTCTCGCCGGGCACAAGATTCAAACCAGACTGGTGGTCCTTCCCCTCGACGAGCATCGGGAAAGCGCCCGCAAAGAGCTCAAAGAGCGCTTCGGCCTGGATGCGGCGGTGGGGCCGCGAGAGCTCACCCAGCGCCTTGCCGAACAACCGGAAAAAGAAGTCAGGGAAGCTGAAGAACTTCTGGCCGCAGCCAAGATCGATGTCAACGATTTCTTCGCCGCCGGGCACACCGCGGCGGATTTCGAGGGACTTATCGCCGAGGCGAAGATGCCGTTGGAGTTCGGCATCTCCCGACTGCCAAGCGAAGTGTCCGAGGAAGAACGAAATCGATTGTTGGAGCCTGTCCTCGCTGAGATCGCCCGTCTGTCGCCCCTGGAACAGGACCGCTACCTGAAGCTCATCCAGAACCAGTTCGGGAAATCGGACTTGTCCTTGGGCACTCTGCGTAATCAGGTCCGCGCGGTGCAAAAGGATCGACAGTCGCATGCCAGGCAGGACAGGAGAAAGGAGAAACGTCGCACCGGCGCGCCGGCCAGCTCCTGCCGGGCCCGAATTGAGCAGGTGATGTTTGAAACAGAGGAGGAATCTGGATCGCCGGACTATCCCCGTAAAGCCGAGGCCGCTTTCGAGTGGTTCGCTGCCAACGGAGCACGCTTCTTTCGCACGCCGCAGGGCGAGCCGTTCATGTTCTTCGAGGACGCCATATTCTGGATGGACACGCCGGACCGCGGCCGCAAAAGGCTCTATTCCTCGACCATTTACAAGCACACGGGCCTTGTACAAACGACCGGAGGCGGACGCACCTTCTACGAGGTGCTGGCCAACCTCGCCGTTGAGCGCGGGCAGGTGCGGGACCACTTCTCGTGGCTCCACACGGACGTGGCGCAGAACACCATCTACTTCAACCTCAACAACACCGATCACGAGATCGTCAGCATCACGCCGGATGAAATCGAAGTTCTCAAGAACGGCGGCAATGCGGATGGCATCATTTTGGACGGCTCACGCAAGATGGCCCCGATCCGCTATCTGCCGGACGCTGACCCCGACGAAGCCGACCGCCTTCTGGTGGAGTTGATCCTGGACAACATGACCTGCGCTCCGGGCGAAAGATCTCTGATCCTCTCGTGGCTGTCCTGCTTTTTGCTCATCGATTTCGCCGGCACGCGGCCGATGACACGTTTCGAAGGTCCAGCCGGCTCGGGTAAAACCACAGCCAGCAAACTGATATCGGCTATGCTGTACGGTGAGCCCCAGCAGAAGAAAAGCACCGACGCGGCCAACTACACCGACGGTTCGCAGAACCCGCTCATTGTCCTCGACAACATCGAGGTCAAACAGATGACCGAGGACCTGACAACCTTCATCCTGACTAGCATCACGGGGATCGCCAAGGAGAAGCGCAAGAGCGGGACCGATACCGAGACGGTGATCGAGCGCACCAAGTGCCTGCTCAACACCACCGGCATCGAGCCGCTTGGCGGAGAGTTGGCCGAGATATTGTCCCGCTCCTTCATCATCCGCTTTGAAATGGACGAGCAGGCCAGCGACTGCTTCTTAGAGGCGAAAATCCTGGCCGCCATTCGGGAGCACCGCGACCTCATCGTCTCCGCCATGATGAAACGCACCTGTCAGGTGTTGGCCATGCTGCGGGACGGTGCGCAGGAGAAGGTGATGCGCCTGCTCCACAGGACCCTGGGCAACCACGGCAAGCGCCGCTGCAACGACTACCTCAGCCTGATGTACCTGATGATGCTGGCAGGCGAACCGCCGGAAGTGATCGACCAGGCCCTTGATGAACTCCACCCGCAGTTCCTGGACCGGATTGCCACGCTCAACAGTGTCAGCCTCGAAACCGCCCGGGAATCGAACCCCATCGCCACGGTCTTGGCCGCGCTGTTCAAGGCCTACCGCCATGCGTTGGAGGCTGACCAGGAGAGCACCGCCGCCAATGTCGCCAAGACGAACAAGGCGGCTTTTCTCGAACGTTACCAGATCGACTTCCAGGATGAGACGACAATCGAGGGCGCTCTCGCACGCGATCTCTTCGTGGCCCTGAAACGATTGTCCAAGGATTTCGGCCTCTCCTTCCACATGAACTCCGTCCAACAGTTCGCCCAGCGGTTCTCGAACGACCTGGACACCATCCGACAGGTCGGGTTCGACATTACGGTCAACCGGTCTTCGCTCTCTGTCCGCCGCACTGCTACCTACGACGTCACCTTCCTCGTCTGAAGAATCCTCCCTCTCTGCAGCGACGATGCGAAGGGTAGCCTTCGCGAACAGTGAAGGACCTTCGCACCTACAATGCCGTTCATCCCAACGACTTGCGTCGATTGTGCGAAGGTGCGAAGGGTTTCATGGGTCAGCCCCCTTACACGAGGAAAATTCTCACATGTTATGGTCACCGGTCCCTGACTGGTTCGCCTGTGTATTCCTCTGCTCACACGTGAATAACTCTACCTACTACCTTCGCACCTTCACCTTCTCTTTATCTTATCTATCTGTCTTATCAATCAGTTACAGCAATGCGAAGGTTTCTACGAAGGTATTTTTCTTGTCCTTGACCCTTCGCACCTTCTCGCTTCGGCAGTAACCGGTTCGTTCCGGTAAGTATCTCACGAGGAAATTCTACTGACTGGAGTGCCGAACGTGAGCCTTTTGAGAATAATGACGGAGCAGACTGGCGGGGACACGACGCCGATAGAGGTAGGCGAAGCGACCCCTAATGTCTCCGTGAAAAAGATAGAACGAGAATCCGACAAGGATGATGTTCCCGACGAGGACGAAACCAAGCAGGAAACCGCCCTCTACGCGGCGACGAACCTGGAATCCTGGGATACCGACAGGCCGCACTACTACGCCCGGGACGTCGGTATCGACGACATCTGTTTCCGACGGCTCGATCCAGACTATTACGCCTGGCTCAGGTACAAGATGGCATTGGCCAAGAGAGCTGTAGATTCGGGACGTATTTCGTCATCTGCTTTCGAGATGCTGCGCGCTCGGTTTAATGATATCCGCGCCTGGGGCATGGAGCATTTCGGCGAGGGTACACTCCTTTCTGCGATCCAGTCGCTTGACCCGAAGACTTATTCTCCACCGGTGCTCGAGACATTCGGACAGGGTGTTCAGTATCCTCCCAAACAGGCTGCGCCGGAGAAGACGACTCGTGCGGTCCCGCAGTATCTCTTCCCGAAAGAGGGCGACTGGCCATTTACACAGGAGGTTTCGCCATCGGCCGTTGCCAAGGTGAACGCGATCCGTGACAAGGCCGTTTCCCTCGGATGGAGCGAAGCTAGGCTCTACCAGAACCGTGGATGTCTTCGTTTCCCTTACGGCCAGGACTACGGTCTGGTGTGTTTTGTGGATGACAATGTGCGTGTCGGCGAAGTCACCAGGCAATCAATCGAGATTGTCGGAACGACATCGCAAGAGAACCGTCTGAGATTCTACAACCCAGACGTGGATCAACCATGGCTGAGGAGAATGAGGAGAGAAAAGTGAAACGAGACTATGCGAATGCCAAAGACGTTCTGCCGTCCGAACTCCTGCATGCTGTTCAAGAGCACTTCACCGGCCTTCTGTGGGTGCCGAGCGATACCTGTTTCTACCACGAGCGCCGCAGACTGGTGCTTGGCCTGAAAAACCAGGGAATTTCTACACGCGAGATCGCCAGACTTTCCGGCGTCACCACCCGAAGGGTCAATCAAATACTCGCTGCCCACAGAAGGGAGACCGAGAACCGACAGGTTGAAACAGCTTCCGGTAAGTAACCATAGGGACATCCGTGAGGATGCGACAGGAGGGCGAAATTCGCCTCCCGCCCCGAACCTCGGCTTGGGATCACAAATGAGAGGACCATGCAAGAGACGACGAAACAAGACGACGGCCATTTCAACAAGAAGGACGAGATGCATCTGGACCGCTGGCAACGGAACTCGGGAGCCGAACGGAAACACGGCCCACCGGAGGGGAACCTGAACTCAATGCTCCACGGCATCTATGCCAACCGGTTCCTTGCCGAGGACGAGAAGCCCCTCTTCGAGACTATCATCGCCCAGCTCTACCAGGACTTCGTGTTCAACAAGAGTTCTGACTTCATGCAGGTCGAACTGGTGGCGGTCTACTTTCTCAAGCTAGGGCGAGCCCAGGAAGCCGGCGACTGGGATGCTGCCGAGAAACTGGACCGCATGATCCGCTGCCACCTGAAGGACCTTAAGGCAACGAAAATCGCCCGGGAAGGCGAAGCTGCCAAGGGACCGGAGACCACCCCGGCTGAATGGGCCACGGCGCTGCTGGAGAAGCTGGCCAAATCGAAGAAGAAACCGGCCAGGAAGACGGCGAAGGGAACGAAAACGCGAAAATGATTGCGGATAACACCAGGACGGCCTGTGGAACGACCCCGGAAACACCGGGACTTACGGCGGCGGCGGCGGGCGGAAGTTCGGATAACCCCTGTTCTTTGACACTGTGGAGGGGCATTTCATGGGCAGGATTTGCAGCTATTTTCCGTGTCTCGCAGTATCCTGACTGGGCGGACTCGCAGATAACCTGCTGCACTGTGGGGAACTATCTGGTCTGTCAACTCACGCGGCAGCTACCAATCCGCCGTTCATTGACGATTTCGATGCCCCAAAATTGGCCCTTTCCAGAAGGGCGATGCCCCGAAAACGGCAGTTTCCAAGAAGGGTATGCCCCAAAATCGGCCCTTTCCAAAACAGCGATGCCCCAGAATCAGGGTTCAGTCGAACGTCGATGCCCATCTCCAAACCTGAAGTTGCCAGATGATTCAGGCAACATGGCAGGAGGCTTGACCTGGAGCGACCGATGACAGGCTTTCACGAATCAAAAGACTTCCGCAGCAAACCAGTGGGTATCATATGTCGCGACATGATAGCCGTGGAAACCCAGTGTATTGTGTCCCATTGGTGTCTGGACTATGAGGCCGAATGCTCGGTTGTTTATCTAAACACGCAAGCGGTCTGGGCGGACCGCTTGCCCCCCTTTTCAGGCCGGAGATCAGAGACGTTCGAGGGCGTCCTCGAGTTCGCCGTCAACGACGTGGGTGTAGATTTGGGTTGTGGAGAGGTCCTGGTGGCCGAGGGCACGCTGTACAACGAGGATGTTGCCGGTTCGGCTGTAGAGGTGGGTTGCGAAGGTGTGCCGGAGACCGTGCGGGCTGAGCTTCTTGTGGATGCCAGCAGCTTCGAGCCAATACTGGAGCCTCCGGGCGACCTGCCGTTCGCAGAGTCGCTCACCGCGATTGGACAGGAACAATGCCGGGCATTCCTCGTCACCCCAGTGCCGGCGCTGTGTCAGGTAGGATCGAAGGAGGGAGCGTAGATTGGACTTCAGGAACTTCACCTGCGGTACGCCGCCCTTGGCCCGCACGCGGAGATGTTTAGCGTCAAGATCAATGTTTTCAATGTCCAGGTTGACGAGTTCCTGCAGCCTGATGCCCGTGCCGAGAAAGAGTTCAATGATCACACGATCCCTGGCTGCGACGAGAGTTGATCTGCCTCGCAGTTCCTTGAGCAGCCTTCGCTTCTCGGTTTCGGTGAGGAACCGGGGTGGATTGCGGGGAAGTCTGTGCAGGGCCAACGACGCAGCCGGGTTCTCGCGCACAAGGCCGCTCCGTTCGGCCCACGTGAAGAACGACCTAATAGCCGCCTTGAATCTGTGCATAGATGCAGCAGACCTGTTGCTGCCCCTGGCAGATTGTGTGACCTCCGGTGAAGTCAGTATCTCGTCGATCACGGTGCTGGTCATACCGTCCATCTCGAGGGCAGGATGCTGCAGTCGAAACGCCCGCGCCATGCACGAGAGGTCGCGCAAATATGCACTTACGGTCTTCGGCGAGCGGCCATCCGCCTCGAGCCTGCGCCCGAAGGATCGGATAGCCTGCTCGATTGAGTCAGTATCTCGCCCTCGCCAGGCTGCACCGGTCTTAGGCTTGGTCATTGTCCTCGATATCCTTGACGCTCCGCCCCATCGGTGTGTCCTTGGGCAGTGGCAGCTTATCGATTCGGCCTGTCTCCTTGGCCCAGACCAAGAGCATCCTCAATACCCGTCTGGTTTTGTCGACTGTCGGCTTCGCGCGCTTCTTGCCGCTGGACAGCTTCAGAAGGGCATTAGACTTGAAGAATCTCCCAACATGCGCGGGCATGATCGAGGAGAGTTTTCGATCAGCACCGAAGAAGGACTCGATGAGTTCCAGATCCTTGTTGTACGTGTAGATCGTCCGCTCCTTCTTGCCCTGGGTCTTCAGATGCTCCAGGTAAGCCTGGGCGGCATCGTGCAGTGTTTCGCTCATTGCATTCGCTCCTTTCTGGATGCGCAACTTGTTATATATCATACCATTACGTGCGCTGACACATTGGCATCAGGTTCGCTGGAAGTCAAGTCATTCCGACCGTGTATCGGGCCAGAAGAGGGAGAATCATGAAGAGGACTTTACGGCGGAAGAGGCTGTCGATGTGGAGCGCGTTGCCGCCATATCTGGGTGGAAAGCGGCGTCTCTGCCCTCTAATCTTCAGGGAACTTGACCGTGTATTGTCGCGGCGAACGTGGCCGAACTTGACCCTACTGGACGGATTCCTAGGCGGCGGGGCGGTCAGTTTTTATGCCAAAGCCCAAGGTCTGAGGGTTGTGGCCACAGATATTGCCGAACGCTCGATCATCGTAGGGCGTGCCCTGATCGAAAACAGCAGCACGCGGCTGGTGCGCGAAGACATCCTGCGTGTCGCAATTGATGGCGGTGGTAAACCGGGCCGCATTGAAAGGAGTTACGTCCCGCATGTGTTTACCCTTACCCAAGCCCGTCTTCTGGATCGCATCCTGACAACGGCCGAAGAAGCCCGGGTCGCCAGCAAGGCCGCGCTTCTTCGCCTGCTCGCGATTCGTGTGGCGCTATTGGCTCACGCAATGTCTTCGGTACGTCGAGGAACGATCCACCGACTAACAACTGGCGAATTCGAGTCTATCACGCCGAGTTGTCTGCATGATTATGTCGACGGGCTGCGACTCGGGCGAAGTGATCGGCTGTGGCGGCTGGCCAAGCAGATCAATCGCGGCGTCTTTCAGGGAGAAGCGAAAGTCATGAAGTGCGATGTCGTCGAATCACTGCCGTCGATTGAGGCCGACGTTGCGTACTTCGACCCGCCGTATCCTGGAGTCGCTTCCTACGAGAAGGAATACAGGACAATCGATGAGATACTGGAGGGCACATCTCTTCCGAAAAGTCCATTCAGCGCCAAGGGCGGTGCATCGATACTCAACGGGATGTTTGAACGCGCCAGCCACATACCAGTATGGATTCTGAGTCTCGGCAACGCTCAGGTTACGCTAGAGGAGTTGGAGCGGCAGATGCGCAGGCATGGCAGGGAGGTTCGCGCCACGGTGGTGAAGTACATGCATAAGGCCTCGGTGGCGACTGAGGAGAAGAGAAAACAGAATCGGGAGTTCATCCTTGTTGGCTGGAATCCCGATGCGAAGCTCGTGCAAGGACAAAGGAGAAATGCAATATGATGAGGGATGCGAAAACACATGCACCGTCCCCTGGACACAAGCGGGCGCAAGTCTGTCCAAAGCCGATCCCACTGAGCGATCTTGTACCGCATCCTCTCAATGCCAATGTGATGTCCGACGAAATGCGGGAGAAACTGACGGCGCATATCAAGCGAACTGGTCGCTATCCGTACCTGATTGTCCGCCCGCATCCTGAACAGGCGGGCAAGTACCAGGTTTTGGACGGTCATCATCGCATCGCGGTTTTGCGGCACTTAGGGTACAAAGATGCTCTCTGCGACATCTGGGAAGTCGATGACAGAGAAGCTAGCCTGCTACTGGCCACACTGAACCGCCTCGAAGGGCAGGACGTTCCGATCCGACGAGCACAGCTAATCCATGCCCTGCTTGGCGAGATGAGTCTGAGCGACTTGGCAGGCCTTCTGCCAGAGACAGATGGTCAACTTGAGGAGTTACACGCACTCCTTGAGTTTCCGGCCGATGAGGTAGCGGCCCTGCTGGACGAGCAAGCTGAAGAAGAGGAGAAGGTCTTGCCGCGTGTCTTGTCGTTTGTGGTGACGCCGGACCAGGAACGAATCATCGAGGAAGCAGTGGAGCTTGCAAGCGACGGTACTCCGGGCAGGGATCGCAAGGCCCGAGGTCTTACAAATCTCGCAAAGCACTTCATGGAGGAGCGTCATGAGAAAGAAACTCCGTGAGAGGGCGCGGGGTATGTTCCTCACGGGGGAGTTCGACACCAATGCCGAAATCGCCCGCCAGCTGCATATCAAACCGCACACCATCGGCAGGTGGCGCAAGGAGGAAGACTGGGATAACCTGAGATTGAAGATTGATCGTCGCGCCGCCGAGATGTTCGTGGAAAAGATCGCTAACGACCGAGTCACGTTGAATGTCCGCCACTATCGGCTGTGGGAGCTTATGCTGGCCCGGCTTGCCGACACTCTGAAGGGTCGAAAGGTGAGTGATATCCGGGAGCTTGAGCGGATCGCAGGCATCCTGGAGCGCTCACAGAAGGGCCAACGCCTCGCCAAGGGCCTGTCGATGAGGGGCGAGACAGAGGAGACCATTCGCGCCCAGTCTCAGGCAGAGATTCGGCGAGTGATTGACACGTTCATAGACGCGGTGAAGGAGCATGTCACAGATGAGGAAGCACGCAACTGCATCCGTCGCCACATTCTCGCAGCGCTACCTGAAGAGGAGGGCATCGGAATTGGCGACACCGGTAACGCGGGCCGTCAGTGATCCGATGGCCGAGTGGGCAGTCGCACGCATCCGCCTTGAGGGCCGACCGTTCAGGTTCGAGGGGCACGAGTATCTGCGGGCCATCTATGACGACACCTCGCCTCACGTGGTGTTGAGCAAGGCTGCCCAGATCGGAGGTACAACCTGGGCAATCCTCAGAAGCCTTCACGCATGTCTCACCGGCCTCAACGTTGTTTACTTCTTCCCTACGCGCACCGATGTGATCGAGTTTTCCAAGTCGCGTGTCAGCCCGCTGCTTGCAGATAATCCCTTCCTCTCCCGGATGATGACCGACACGGACACGGCAGGGCTGAAGAGGATCGGAGAATCGTACTTGTATCTTAGGGGAATGCAATCGACTGTCGGCATGAAATCAGTACCTGCGGACATGATCGTCTTTGATGAGTTGGACGAAACCTCGCCGGCAGCAAAGGCCATGGCGAAAGAGCGTCTCGCCCATTCAGACTATAAGCGGATGGTGGAGCTGTCAAATCCTTCCCTGCCTGACTACGGTGTTGATGAACAGTACCAGAAATCTGACCAGCGGCACTGGACACTTCGTTGCCCGCATTGCGGTCACTGGTCATCGCCTGTGAAGGAGTTCCCGATGAAGCTGGGTGAGGATGTCAAGATCATCCGCCAGCACAGGGATGGCACACACTACTTGGCATGCACAAAATGTGGCCGTGAGTTGGATGTCGCAGAAGGAAGATGGGTAGCAGACTACCCTAACCGATCAATCCATGGCTACCGTATCTCGCAGCTCTTTTCATCGAAGGTCGATCCGAGTGAAATCCTTGACGAGTATAAATCGACACGTTTCCCGGATCGATTCTACAACCTCAAAATCGGTGTTCCTTGGTCTGATCTCGAGAGACGTTTGGATATCATGTCTGTCCTGTCGCTCTGCACCGACAAACCAATGGTGCATCGTAGTGACCGCGGAGCCTGTGTGATGGGAGTCGACACGGGGAAGCGCCTGCATGTAGTCATTCTGCGGAGGGAGGAGGATGAAGATAGCAGGAAGCAACACCTAATACACCTCGCCGAATGCGAGGACTTCTCGGATCTCGATAGTCTAATGGACCGGTTCCAGGTTAAGCGGTGCGTGATCGACGGCTTACCAGAGACGCATGCCACTCGCGACTTCGCACGTCGGCATCCGAGACGGGTTTTCCTCTGCTTCTTCAACGAGAACCAGCGCGGGAGGCCCAAGTGGGACGGCAAATCACTCACCGTCCAGGTGAATCGCACAGAGGCTCTCGACGCATCTAGGGCGGCCATCCGCGAGAGGACACTCATACTGCCGCGCCGTCAGGCTTTGGTGGAGGAATTCGCGCAACACATGGCCGCAGACGCGAAGATATTGGAGGAAAACGAGGAGACCGGAGAGAAGAGGTACCGATACATCCGCACCGGAGAAGACCACTTCAGCCTAGCCTTCACGTACGCCTTGCTGGCTGCGCCCGCTCAACGTGTCGAGGTGCCCAGGGTGCAGGTGAGGGCTTACTGGATAGGCGGGTGA